AAAGTAAATCGTCCCAATGCCACAGCCTTAGTAAATCGTCATGATGAACTTAGTTTGGTTATAAATCTCCAATACCAATTGTCCACTCCAACCTGATTTCAAAACCGTAGGTGCCATGTTCATGTCTAAACGAGCATAGCTACTTTTACAGAACAGTAACCCAGTAAGATGATCAGGAATATTAAAAGATTCTAAAGAATGGGCTAATACAAATTCACCAGGATAAATCTCCCAGTATTTTACATTCTTTCTTTCAATCCTTCCATTAACATCTTTAAAGTATACTGCTTTGGTTTTAGATAGTTTAGGTACAGCAATAGGAGCATACTCATCACTTTCTAAAGGATCTAACCCACTATGCTTCTCCTTAGAAGAATCGATAACAAAGAATTCTACATCACTCCCTAAACGAATATCGTATCCATTCTGGGATAAGCCATGAGAGATTTCTTTAGCAGTGCCATCGAAGCGATTACTTAAAGAACAAGATTCTTTACTGGAAACAAAAGGATGGATTAAAGGCTTTTCTTGTTGAGATAACTGAATAATGTCTTTATCGGATAAATACATGGTTTAATCCTTTTCTATACTAAAAAATAAATATTCAAAAAATAGATTTAAACCAAAAAAAGAAACCCCACTCCGTATAGGAGCAGGATTTCTTTTCTATCTTGGTTAGAACTTCCACCAAGGTTTAGGTGCAACGGCAGGGATTACTTTGCCTACACGTTTGCGGACATTGCGAACGGCTTTGTTTACAGCTTTGTGGTTGTGGGCACCTGCCACTACCAGTCCACCACCGACTACCGCACCGGCGAGAGCTTTACCGAGGATGATTGCTACTTTCTTAGCAACCACTTTAGTATTGCTTTCGGTAGCTACTACAGCAGTAGTAGTTTCAGTTACGGTATTGATGGTTTCGTTTACTTGAGCTTGGTTCATTTCAGTTTCCTTTTCAGTTTGGATAGATTGTTGGGTTTGTTCGGTTACTACTTGGTTGGTTTGTTTGCCGTCGAGTTTTGCAAACTCAGCAGCGATTTGAGCGTTGAGAAGAGCTTCGTACTCTTCATCGCTCATTCCGATGTTATCGGGGATTGCTTCATCGATTACTTTTTCAAAGTTCTCGAAACTACCTTCAAATACGTTTTCCATTTTTTTGTCTCCCTATACAAAGGTTAATAGAAATACTCTAGTACCCATGGATAGGTACTAGAGTATCGTGGGTTAGTTAGAAGCCGCTTTCTTGGCTTCTTGGTAATCCTTGAGAAGAGCAATCTCCTCGCGGATCAGATCCATCAGATTCTCATCTGACAGATAACGTACATCACTGTCTGTTGCCAGACAGTTGCGGAGAAGGACACGTTCGTCCAAGTCTTTCGGCATCAGCTCAGAGAGCATCCGTCGAGAAGACAGCAAGGCAGGCAGAAGCGTGTCTGATGGTTGTTTAGCATAGACACGACGGAACATGTCGTACCGGCTAAACTCCTTCAGCCATTCTTCAATGACTACCTTCTCCTCAGCCTTAGCCTCAGCTTTATCAGCCTTGGCTTCAGCCTTTTTGATTTGACGCTTAACTTTAGCATCGTCTTTGTCTTTTTGTTCAGACATGGCTTTTTCGATAGCATAGCCTACGCCAGTCAGTACAGCAGCACCCAAAAGGGTAAGAATGATTTTGTTCATGGTGAAACTCCTTATACAAAGGTTAGTGAAAAATATCGATAGAAGAGGGATTCTCCTATCAGGTTCACGTAAATAGTATATATCTGAAATATTCTAGAATATAAAAAATAATTACTCTCTTTAGTAATGTATGACAAGCACAGACTAAAAAGAAAGAGAGACGATGCTGTGAACATCGTCTCTCTTGTTATTACTATTTAGTAATAGAAATTATCTACCCACTCATCTAGTAGGTCATTAGCCTGACTTGTCAACTCTAAGAGGAGTTCTTCTTCCTCTCTATTTAAAACATAATCATTGGCCTGCTTCCATTGAAGCATTTGTAGACAATCATTATTCATTGTCATACGCCTTTATTCTAATATAATAAATGAATATCCCTATGACATTCCTGATAATGTTATATATCTGAATTATATTGGAATTAAAGGTAAAAAAAGAATATTACTCTCTACTCCCGTAAAAAGGAGTAGAGAGTGGTATTTATTATTTAAGCTTTAAAGTAAAGATCTTGATGGAACTTCACTAAAGCTTTTATAAATTCTAATTCACCAGGAATACGATGATGATCTTCTACACGTTCAAACATGTCGATAAACTCTTCAGCCGTACCTGTAAAGAATCGATAGTTCCAAATATCAATCTTAGTAGAAGTCGTAATGAAACCAGAATCCACACAAGGATTACGGTAGAAAGTCCAATCGTCTTTCTCAGACACGTCAAAATTGATTTCACCAATACCAAATAGAATCACACTGTTACTGATTGTACCCTGAGCAACCATCATGTGTCCAGATACCATAGCATAGTCTTTAATGACGGCTTCGCCGTAGACACGAGCATTTTCAGATACCGTGGCATTATCTTGTACGATAGCAAATCCATTTACTCTAGCGTGGTCAAAAACATTACCATTGTCTTTAACACGAGCATTGCCAAAAACATACGATTCTCCAAATACACGCGCATGACCTTCTACAATCGCATTTTGTAATACTTGAGATTTGTTGTACACGTGAGTATAACCGCGCACGATGGCATTGTCTTTGACTTTAGCATTATGGTAAACCATGGCATCGCCATAAATCCAGCAAGTACTTTCGTGAGATAAATTATCCTCATTTTCGATGTATCCACCTAACTCACCAGGGAGAACTTCTAAGAGAGGGTACAGCTTAAATTTATTTAAAGCTCGTATCCGATATAACGTACGACCTTCTACTTCAATAGTATCGTCTTTCAACAACTCGTATTTCTTATTCATTTACAATTCCTTTAAAATTAGATTAAAAAGAAAAGTACTCTCCTACCCTTAGTGAGTAGGAGAGTATTACTTTCAAAGATTATTTGCCGAGTTTCTCAGCACCCAGTTCGTACATAGCGTCACGAATGTGTTTGTGTTGACCACCACGTGAACGAGCATCTTTGCTGTCTTGGATAGTCAGCGTAGATTCGATACGACCGTGTTTAACCACTTCAGTAGCCTCACCACCTTTTTCTTTAGGAGGTGTACGGCTGATGTATTCACGAGTGACCAAGTGCTCAGCAGATACACCTTTAGAGATGTGGAAGTTAGCAGACAAGGATTGAACATCTTTGTGTTTCGCCATTGCATCAATCGCTACTTCGCCAGTAGCCAGAGCAGAAGCTGCAACGAATGCATTAGTCACTTTGAATGCTGCTTCCAATTGCTTAGCATCTACGTCAGCACCGTGACCAGCCATGTACGTCATGGCGGCATCGATCGCTTCTTTTTTGGTTTCCAAAGCTTGAGACTCTGGATTGTATACCAGATGATCCTTAGCGATGATATCGGCAAGTTCGCGTGTTTGTTGATTAATAGGCATTTTGATTTCCTTTTTAAAAGATTGAAAAGATATAATAAAGATTACTTCTACATGTAGAAGGATAACTTAAAGAACAGATTCTCGTATTACCTTCATGTTAATAGTATATTGTTGTAATATTTTAGAATATCTTTTCTCTCTAAAAGAAATCAAGGTAAATACCCATCGAAACCATCTAGGGTTTCGGGTGCAAAGGAAATCGGTTTATAGATAACATCAAACTCTTGTATCCCAATATAGAGTAAAGAGTTGTCAATTGGACGAATACGAATTCGTCCAGTATCATACTGGAATCCATTGTCTTGGAAATCCAATACTTCTACTTTTAAGGATTCTTTTCTGTATCGAACTATATTCAACACAGAATCATCTAATTCCTGAGGAGTGGGTACAGGATTCAGATAAGTATTCGTGATCACGACATAGTTACCATCTTGCGTCAAAACTCGGTCAGCATAGACCCACCATTGAGCACCTAAGTGTACTCGTCGATAAGGTTGAATGAAAGTCTGACCTTTCCATCTTTTAGAATTAGGAGAGACTTTCAAATTCACTCGTGTATTTTTTAAATCTACATCGAATCGCTTATCTCGAATATCTTCTTTAGTCACCTTAACACTCTGTCTGACCAAAGCCTCAGGTCTACCAATAATCAGATCACTTACTTCCATGGGAAATTCACTTCTTTCATTCACATGACGAAGTAAGTTCTCTTCTTCAGTCAGATTAGGATCAATCTTCATTTAAGATCCTTTCTCTATACCCAATTACCAATTCATGAATACATTGGTTTTAACTGGTTTCTTATCCATCTTAGCAATCTCTGCTAAAATAGAAGCGGTACCCGATTCTACAGATACAGTTTCATTAGCCAAGAGCTTACGAGCTGCTTTAGGAGAAACTTCGACATCCAAACCACCATGGGACACAATCGCCTCCCCTTCAGACATAGGTAGAGCAGGTTGGTTAGATTCTAAAGAAGGAGAAACCAGTTTTTCAGCACAGCTAATACCAGGTTCATTCACGTAGTCAAAAGTAATTACTGTGTGCAATACTTTACAGTTTTTACCATTGATGACTTGACGAGTGGTTAGAGAACGAATACTGAAACAAACATTCGCTCCTTTAGTCTCCAAGTCTTTCTTCAGGAATTCACCATAAGGTCCAGTAGGACGAACCTTAGCCATGATGCCGACACATTTCTCTCCTGTTAAAGGATCAATGTATCCAGGTACCAACCAGATTTCACCAAAGACAGCACAAACGAGTTTTTCATCAATACGGATATTACGCTCCAAAAACTCCATGTCCGTTTGACCAGGCACTTTGGAAGGATGTCCGTATTCTGCTTTAATGAAGCCACCAGCAATTCGTTGATTAAATAAAGTACCAGGTGCAAAGAACTTTTCTGCACCTAGAGAAGAGTAGTATTCATTCTCTCCAGTTTTAGGATTGATGTTTTTAGATTTGTGATCTAAAGCACCGACACAAATGGTGTAATAACCGTTTTCATCCGGAGTGAGAATACCTTGTTTATCAGTACCATCTAATCGGGTACAGCGGTAAACAAAATTAGACATGTTTAAAACACTTTCTTGTTTTAATATCTTAATACGTAATCAATCAGTTCAGTCTGAGAAGTCGGATTACACAAAGACGATACGACCCCAGTGTAGAAGTAACTACCGGTTAACTTAGTCAATGCAGAAGACGCAGAGAAGTTAACAGAAGATGCAGGTACAAATACCGGCATCACTTTATCGGGATCAATATCGTTCAATATTTCACGATAATACTGATTGATGTTATCTGGGTTACGAGCAATAATACTAATCGGAATCGCCAAAGATTCAAACGTATCACCAATCGACTTACCAGCATACTTACCCGTTTGGGAGAATACTCGTCCCATATCAGCATAGTTGATGAAGAAAGGCACTTTACCTTTCGTGACAAACTCTTTATAGGATTTACCAATCAGTTTGTCTTCACGTACGACCACTAAGCTCTTAATCAATACACTACCAGGCTCGTAAGTGAGTTCGTAGTATTTCTCATCGTTAATGGTAATGGTATTAATCGCATCAGGATCTGAATGCACACTTGCCATACAGTTAAAAATAGCATAGTGTGTTTCCTCAGGATTGGTGATCAAGAACAAGCTATAAAAGCTAGTGTCACTACCCACACGAGCAAGACCTACCATTTCGTAACGAACGGGAAATATAATCTTACATCCTGTGGTCGTAATCAGTTGGTTATTGACTTCTTTTAAAGAAGCCATAATTTTATCTTTATTACGAATACCGTATCTCATGGTAGGTCTATTCCTTTAATTACTCTTTGACAATTTCAATTTGTCCTGCTGCCCATTCAATCAAAATATTGATAATGGCAGTAGAAACCACAGTAGTCGTATCCAAATCCGCTTTGGCATTTTCTGCTTGAATCAAGTGTTTCAAGATCAAGCTTGCCATTGTATCTTTGAAGAACAATTCACAAACCACATCAGAAACCACAATCGGTAATTCAGTTTCCAAAATACGAGTACCAGGATAATAGGCATTCAAGTATTTAGAAATAATACCACGATATTCCAAAGTCGGTTTATCTTCAATGAATGCTTTCAGTTCAGCATGTTCGTCATTCTTTGTATTATCAATCAAAGTCAATACAGAAGAGACAATCGCATCAAAAGTACGTGCGGCACGACGAGTGTTATCAATCACATTAGCTGTAGTTAAGATCAATTGACCACGGCGAGCCAATTCTTCAGCATTTTCAGTAATGACATCCAATTGACGATAAGACATTGGATTACCACTATTCAGAATACCTACTAAGATATCTGCTTTATTCGGTACTTCAAAAGCCGCATAAACATCGTAGAAGACATTAATGGTTTTGGTTTCTACTGCTACAGAAGAAATCATGGTTTTAGCAGATACAGCACCTGAATACATATTCGCAAAAGCAAATACGACACGAGTACAGGCTACTTTAAAGAACAAACACCAAGTCTTCAAATCAGCTTCAGAAATTTGCAAACCACGAATCGGCTCTTTTTCCAATTTCTCAACCGCCAACAATGCAGTCAAGTACAGGATAAAGTTTCGGTAAGTACCAGCAGCATCATTGATGGTGTGGTTAGGCTGTTTCAACAAAGCCCAAACATCTTGGAACAAATCACCACCAAATTGTTTCGTATAGACTTCAGACAAAGACATAATGCCTTCATTTGTAGCATCGTCTTCAGTACGAATAAATTCTACCAAGAGATTATTTTCAGGATTCTCAAAAGTAGGTTGGGTAGAAGGACCTTTTTGTCCAGGATTGTACAAAGACATCAAATTCTGAATACGAGGCAAAACAGTTTCGTATACAAAGCTTGGTACTTCGATTTGATTAATCTTAAATTGAGAGAAAGGATCTACTCGTACAGAGAGTCGTTCATTGACATCAGTCACGACTTCACGGATAATAGGACTAACAGTATTACGAGTAAAACTCAATTGGTTTTTCAATGGATTAATGCATTGCTCTTCAATCGCATCGTAAGCTTGATAAATCGCAGCCCCTTCAGTAAAACCAAATTCAGTATAACATTTGTCAATCACACTACCCAAAGAATGCTCTAAACACTCTTGAGAAGCAATCAGACTTTCAGACGGCATTGCATTCTGTACCAAAGCATCCAAAGCAGTACCGGCTACAGCTTTCAATTTCGTACCAGGCAGCAAGCTACTTTGTGCAACATCATTTGCCAAGTTAATTAAGTTTGGTCCAAACATTATTATTCTCCCTTAGCAATAATCCGACGTTGCAACTCTGCTAACGCCATTTCTTCCAGAACTGGTTGATAAATCAGTTCACCTTCTAGTGTACCAGATACTCCTGCCACATCACGAATTAATCGTTGAGCAAAAGTACTGACTAATGAAGCTGCTGCAGCCAGTACAGTAGCATTTTCAGTATCTTTAACCATTTGATCCATAGTTACGTTTCCTAGATCTAAAAAACAAAAATAGTAAAGCTTAGAAATAATAGAGTGCTCTATTGACTAGAGCACTCTGTATATTCCTAATCAGGTAAAGTAATCTTTATTTATTCGACAGATATTCCTGTCCAATGCGTTTAGACATTTCCACCAGAATGCTGTTGGACATACCCATTAAGAATGGACTGTTTACAATACGATTATAAACCGATTGACTACCAAAAACAGCATCGATCTCTTCACCTGGTTGATTATCTTCAGTATTGATACGAGGAGATTCTTCAAAGACATGAGCAATAGTCGCCTTTAACTGGGCGCCAAAAACCAATTTCGTAATATTCACATGATTCGCTACATCACGCAGTGTGCTAAGACACATCCCTAACTTTCGCTAGGATACTAGACTATATCAACACCCTAATCAATATTAGGGGCTTCCTGTTTCCATTTAAAGCTTTCGCTACCCGCTTGGGCCGTACACGGTGGCTAATCCGTTAGTCGTTGAACGTTCCTATTCTAGAATAGGCTTCGCTGCTAATTACCCATTGTTTCATCCATTACGATTGTTACTGTATTCTAAATACGAGTACGTAAGGCTTTAGGGCTTCCTAGCAATTAAAGAAGAGATCACTTACCAATTACTCAGTAAGCGGACAATTTCATTATCGCCTTGTGATAAGTAGTTTTTGCTCGTAATGGTAAACTTAATCACAGCAGTATCAAGCAATAATGGATTACCATTTACTCGATACGTATCGTCTACCATTCCAGTATAAGGCATCTTACCTAATGCCTTTTGTCTGGCTACAATCTTAGAGTCAGATAAGTTTGCAATCTTCCTCAAAGATTCACTCATGTCTTCTTTATCACCATTATAGAATACTTCTACTTTATCGACTACACCTTTTACACTACTCTTAGGCACATTAGCAGAAATACTCTTTAAGAGATCTAAAGATTCTTCGTCAAAGAGTTTCGTATCATTGGTTAAAGCATCCTCAATAAAACACAATGGATCATCTACCATGACCTGAGTACCAGGCTTAGCCAATCGATGAATACTTTGTTCAAAGTTTACGACCACTTCTTTAACAACAGTGGTTTGAATTTCAGTGTCTAAACTCAATCGTTTTGAAATAGCAGTCGAGTCTTCATACGTATAAGGACTCTCCATTAATGCTACTCGTACTAATTTACCAGGCTTGTAAGCAATGCCTTTGGGATTTAATGGATCTTTAGTAAAGAATCCAGAGTGATAAGCAATCACATCACCTGCATCTAATTTATCTCCTACTTTTACATTAGAGATAACATCATGAGGCATGGTGAATCCACCACTGCTACCGAACTTACGACCAATCTCTACATGACGTAAAGTTCCATCTTCGTATTGCACAGTAACAGCATAGTCATTCACCTCAATAACTTTACCTGGTTTATCAGCAGTCGCAGCAAAAGTATCTCCAGCTCTTTGTACCAGTTTATTATCATAGCCCGTACGAGTAGGCATGACATGATAACCAGATGCGGAAATTGTGTGAAGTTGTTGTACCCCAATGAATAGTTGACGTTTAGGATCATCCATATCGCAGCATGGCATCATCATGACCGTAGCACTAAAGACATTCTCTGGCTTCAGGTCAGGATTCATTTCACCTGTACCAGTATTCTCAGGAATACCATAAAGGTTTGTAAACTTAGGATTCGCAGAGAGGTAAGTACTAATACCAGCATCTGAACTATCCTTTGTTGCCTCGGATACAATGCCAATAGCATTTAAGTGGTGTTGTCGTGTTCTTTTCACCATGGATTGTTTAGAACGACCACCATTACCTGTAAAGGTAATCTCTTCACCTTGTTTTAGCTCTTGAATAGGATTCAAGGTTTCTACAATACGTTTTGTGGTGTCTTTATTAATTGCCATCCAAACAGCTTCAGGATTCAATTCTACTGGGTAGTTGGCTTTGATGCCATGACGATTGTGTTCACGCAGTGCTCGTACTAAATGCGTATACACTTCACCTGCCATTCTTTCAAAACCACGAATCCTTTGTTCAGACATGTCGACTTCATCTTTGTGCTTATAATCCACAAGCATTTCTACACAGCGAATCAATAAGCCACCAAAGTCTATAGGCTCTTTCATGTCAATCAAAATCCGCTCAGTAATCGGATCGACAAACATGTTATAATAAAGATCAATTTCTTTTAAGTAACGACCAGGAATCTTAATGGATTCTAAGAGATTAAAGTATTGCTCTTTTTCATTCAAGTCGTAAATAGACAAACGATTCAAATCTGGAATCTTACTCAAGCCTGCCATGATCAAGCTTGTGATTCTGTCTCGTTTAGAGAGTACTAAATGGAAGTCATTAAAGCGAATCGCATATTCATGACTTTCTAGTTTTAATCGTTTTCCTACCGGTTCAGTACGATAGTATTTAGGTTCTAGAGAAGCTAAGAGTTTCGTAATACCTAATCTGTAACACAATACCAAGCAAATCGGAATGGCTTTACCCATGATGTCGATATTGACTGTTTCAGTAGGGGCTTTAACAGGATCTAATCCACACAGAGTTTCAATTGACCCTAACTCTACTAGATTACCATCTTGAACAGAGTAGAAGTTATTATCAGGATCAATCGCTACAGGATATTTCTTCTTGTGTGTGCCGACAAAAACCATGTTAGTCGTTTCTGCCTTAATGACAAAGTCACGACCAAAACGCTCTTCAGCACTCTTACGATCGAAATACAAGAAACAATCTCTAGTCGTAATGGCTTTAAAGTTACGAGACAATACGGAATACACATAAGGTGCTTTTAAGTGATTGTCAAACATGTCACCAGAACGTGTTTCTAACACATCTTGATTTTCATTGTCAAAAGCATTCTTACGAATACCCGCTACTAACCATTTCTCGTAATTAAAGGCACGAGAAGTATCACGTGAAGCAAAGGTCTTACCAAAGTAACTCGATAAAGAGACTGTACTGTCATCAATCTTACGAATCGGTAAATCGTATCGTTGATGGCAATAAGTATAATGCTTACCGCCAATCGTGAACGTACCATCTGGATTAATCTTAGGAATCTTAACCCTAATAGTAGAAGCTTCACCTTCAATCGGTTTAATCTTCATGGAGTAAACAGTATAAGCACCAGAAATATTCTCTACTTCTGATTTCTTAATATCCTGTACGACTACGCCAGCAGCTTGTACACCTACTAACATGGAAGCAACATCACGTTCTAAGAACTGAGTAATGTATTTCTTATCGAATACTTTTAAAGTCGAAATACCTTGAGTATCTTTTTCCGTAATCTTCAGTTCTTCAGGCTTAATATCAATCATCTCACCTACAGTACGATTACTCTCTTTACTTAAGGTTAAGGTATTGTACTTACCAAAAGCTTTTCTAATACCATTGTACTTACTGACAGTCATGGGATTGCTTTTCGCATATTCCTCTAATACGAGTTTACCTTTAACAGTAGGAGAAACAGGAGTATCTGTTCGTTTGACTAATACGACTTTATCTTCAGTCTTATAGTTTTTCAAATCCAATACATCAGACGTATCGAATTTACCACTAATGACTTCATCAAACTCTGCTTCTTGTTCAGTAACGATAGGAACAATATTGCTGACTTTAGTGAGTTTATTTAATGCCTTAGGATCATCGACTACTTCAGTCAATTCTTCATCTTCTTCATCCAAGATATCCGAGACGATTTGTACTTCTTTGTCTTCGTGTACTTCACCTAACTCATTGTAGTAATCTTCTTCTACAGGAATCTCTTCATTCTCTTCAGAATCTTCAGAATCGACATCCTCTTCCTCTTTCTCAGCATTCCTCAATTCTTGACCATACTGACGCTCGTAATCCTTAGGATTGTAACGAATCTCATCATCGTCTTTCACGATAACATCATCTTCATCACTTTCAATCCCAGCATCATCACTCGCTTCCAGATTCTTTTCTGCAATCTCTTCTTCAGTTAATTCAATACCTTCTTTGGTCATTGCAGCAGTATGCAATTTCAACAAAATATTGATAAACTGTTTACTCATCAAGCGAGCATCAATCTTACCATTAGGATTCTCAAAGCTTTTTCGCCAATCATCTAGCAACCCAAGATTAAATACTGTAAAGACATTATTCTTTACTAAGACAATATTAATTTTATTCAATAGACTCTTAGGCATCTTAGCAAATACAGATTTCTCTCTATTTAAGCCTAGCCACTTCCACATCTCCAATACAAAGATGTTTTCTAAGTTATCTAATTTCCTAAATAACTCTACACTCATCCCAGTAATGGATTTCTTTAAACTAGAAATAGGCATCAATTCATTCGGTACATTAATTACCCAGAATTGATTATAATACCCATTATAGTTATTCTGTACATCTACCATACCTTTCAATACAGTATTCAGTACATTCATGTTTTTATAATACCCTACATGAGTCGTATTACCCAGATACTTATATCGTCTATCAATCAACGAATAATTCAATACCAAAGGCACAATCATTTCAGGCTTGTACTTGTCCATTTCCACGACTTTCTTAAACCGTCGATTCAACTTCAAGTACTTCTGTAATTCAATCACCTGAGTGGCACTTTTAATCCCTAGTGTACCTAATCTAGAAGCAATATCCATGTAGGTATAAATAGGAACTTTTAAAGAACCTTTCTTAAATAAAACATTCTTCTCACTTGGACCTATATCTGCACTACTACTCGGAACATAGTGGTAAGCAGATTGTTTCGGTAAGAAGAACTGACTCGTATTAAAGATCCTGGGATTCCCATAGTGGGTAACGATTCTATTCCCAAGCTTTAATTGAAATTGTTCAAAGTTAATCATTCTGAAAAAGCTTCCTTTAAACAGCAGTTTATAAAAATGTTAAATTAGTAAAATATACTCTCCAGGGACGAACCACTGGAGAGTATACTTCATCAAAATGATTTCTATAACCTTAAAGATTAATTCCTATACACTAGGCACATCAGAAAGGTTATGGCAAACAAATTTAACGGTATCGTAGTTCACAGAATAACGTATAGAACCATCTGGACCTACATAAGCCCGTTTTTGTTTCTTGTACTGAATAATTTCATTGCGTGCTTCTTCAGTTAAAGCAGAGAGGATATTTTCCCTATCGCCATCAAATTTAACTATCACCTTCCGATAGTCAAGAACATAGACATCTAAAGAATACAATAGTATTATTAAAGATGTCTTAAGGGATTTCTTCTAAAATAAGTTTACTTTACTACTCACTATATATGAAGAAAATCCGATTTCAAAACTAAATTAGGATGATTTCAGTTAAGGACTATATAATCGCTTAAACTTCGGTATTACCAGTACCTAGGTTTAAGAATACAGAACACCACTTCTGTACTGGTACATAGAAGCCTACCAAGCCACTGTACCCGCCCTCCGTTTCAGGATTGTTATCACAACAACGCCTTACGCCTTTCGGCTAGTCTCTGAACACAAATCCTTCTCTTAGTAGAGAATAGGATTCTTCGCTGCGGATTGCCCTACTGATTTATCTCTTTTACTGTACTCTAGTTAATTACTCTAGACCCTACTGCGTATTACTACCAGTAGTTAGTGTATAAATCTTTTACAGGGTGTTCCCGTCAATTAGAAGGGTTTTACTAGGACATAACGTCTATGGGGACCTTGATTTATCAATAAACATTTATTTAAGGAGTAACAATAATGTTACGCAACTATATCGACAAAGAAAGATTTTGTTTTTACCGTAATTTAGATAACCACCACAAGTACTTTGTAGAACAAAGTGGAGAAGTTTATTTTACTGTTCCTAACGATCCAAGACGTCATGCTGTAGAGAAGAAAGAAGAGAATGGAATGCTCTACGTATATATCAAGCCTTTAGGTAAATGGATTCGTGTAGCTAATATTGTTAACTACGCTTACAAAGGTTTGTATCATGACGTGTTTGATGAACTAATGGAACAAGAGATTACTTTTCTAGATGGTAATCCTGCCAATGTCCATCCTTCTAATCTCATTTGGAATAATGGTAATTCTAAAGAAGATGAAGAAGGATTTAGAATCATTCCTGGTTTCGTGAGACATCGTATTAATCGAAAAGGTGAAATCAAGAATGAACGTGGTGGGATTACTTGTGGAAGATTAACTAAAGGCTCTGGCAGTGCAGGTGCTAAAGATTACATGAAAGTACACGTGAAAGCAGACGTATCTGGAAAAGACAGAGAATACGTTCTGATTGGTGTACATCGTTTATTAGCATTAGCATTCTTACACATTCCCAATGAGTTCTACAAAATGGATGTAAGCCATCTTAACGATGATTCTTTAGATAATCGTATTGAGAACTTAGAATGGGCTACCAGAAGATCGAATAACTTAAGAGCGGTACAAAATGGAGCAGTAAAAACTAATCCAGTATTGGCTCGTAATTTTCAAACAGGAGAAGTATTAGAATTTCCTAGTATTTGTCAATGCGCTCGTCATTTCAATGTTCATCCTACTCGTATTACGACGAACTGTAAGTCTAAAGGTAAGGTGACCTTTAGTAATGGCTATCAATTCTGCTTGAAGTCTGATTTATCTGGCTGGGGTGATTCCAAACCAAATGATCATCAAGACTATAAACAGTTAACCAAAACAGTCATGAATGATAAAAGAATGAAAGAGCTACTAGGTATCGAATTTCCATTACGTATTTTCGATAAGGCAAAAAATGAATCGGTTTATATCGAAACGCTAACTGAATATTTTAAGTATTTCAAGCTAGACGATCGATACGTGGTTGTTAGTACTAAATAAAGTTTATGTTTAGGTAAGTACTTATCAAGTATCTGTATTTGTTTATAGGTACTTGGTAAGTATTAAATCTTGATGTTGAACATGTTTTACAACTTTTAAAAATAAGAAAGTTGTAAAAAATGCTTTAAAATCAATGTTTTATAACGCGATCCCCACCTTGAGAATTTAATGAAGCCAATGGTGGACACAGTGATGTTACTGTATCGGCTCCGTTTACAGGAAACTGATAGAATGGTTCTACGGTTTCGTCAATTTCCCAATCGTTATTTAACATACGACGCTTTTCAGCCTTCGTAGTCGTCATGACTTTGGCAAAGCTAGGTACATTACTTTCAATACCCGTAATCGGATAACGTACAATACTGCTTGGTGCATTATCAATTAAGTGTATGGTAGTAATATACAGCAATTCAATAAAGGTTAAAGGTGTGACCAATTCACGGTTTTTATCCTTAGGCAATTCTTCAATACCATTGAGTATCTTAAAGGTTCCATCTTCGCCTTTGTAAATCAGAGCAAGATATCGGCCATCTACTTCAACAGGATTGTGTCTTACACTTGTAGGACGGAATCGCTGGATCAATTTCTTAATCCCTTCATCCGACTGAAACAAGTCATGCCATTGTTGGGATAGATTCACTTCTTCAGACTTCAAAGTTTTCTTATTCACCAACCGAACAGGTTCTAAAGGTGAAACAAACTTCTCAGCTAAAAAGCTATTCTTAATACCACGTACAGAAAAAGGCAGACAACCGACTAACTGCTGGAATAAACCGACCATGGTATCATTGAAACCAATATTGGCTTTATCATTTAAGAATCGACCAGAAGGTTTCACCGCAGTAATCACGTTAGCCGTACCATTGGCTACAGTACGTGAAGCCCACTTACCTTGAATCAATTTCTTCTTACCATGTCCTGTGATTTCACCTAGATACATGTAGAGTTTCAATGCTGTTTTCTGAATCGCATTGCGTGTAGAGTTTACCGCACTAAGATTCATCTTAGTGGAAACACTAGACAGAGAATTCGCTAAAGAGATTAATTCACGATAGATTTGGTTAATCTCATCATGATCTACCATCCCTTCTTTAAATTCCACATCTCGATATCCAGCTTGTAAAACAATAAACTTATCAAGCTTATAGATTCGTCTGTGTTTCTTTAAAAGCTCATTGAGTTCTTTACGCTTAGGAGAATTGGTTTCAGGCATAACGAGTTCATCTAAGTGCTGCATGAAGAAGTCGTATCCTGTTTCACCATCTAGTGCATTAGACTTATCAAAGAACTTCGTTTCAGGATTCCATTTAGCAAAGGTAATACCATCCATGATTTCTTCTAATAAAGAAGAAGAGGAAATCAATTCCCGATATACGACAGGATGAATGATATCGACATTCAAGTCAATATACGCTTGCTTCGTCATCCGCTCAGGAGAACCCATTGCGCCGAAGATTTCGTTAGACCATAAGCCTTCTGGGTGTAATTGATAATTCGCTCCTGTAAACATCTGGGTAGACTTAACAGGATTTAAACTACGATACAATTCACCTTGGTTTAAGTTTAACAAACTAAGATTAAAAGGCTTTTGATGATCAAGTGCTTTTTTGATCTTATCGTCCATAAAGTTTCATGACTTCCTTTCTGGTTAAAAAATACATTGAAGAAATAAAAGCAGTCTTATCTATATAGCAATTAATCTATATAGAAGATATGACTACTTTGGCTTGTAAATAGAGCCATCTATAAAATATTCAAGCTTTAATTAAAATTAAAACAGGAGTACTTACATGGCGATTAAAAATCGTGTAGGTAAAGCCGTAGCCGATGACTTGGACTTTAAGTTCGATTTTGATAGCTACGAGGATCAGTTCCCAGATAGCTGGGATACAGTATCCGAAGACTACAGTAAGGCTGAAGCTTCTCGTTCTCCCATTACCAAAGCCCGCAGTAATGTAATAGCAGGCTTAAAAGACGGTTTGATGAACCGTACAGGAATGGAGCAAGTATTAAAAGCAGCCTTCCCCTCTGAATACGGAGAAACCTACGATAACTTTACTTCTGTATTGTCAGGTGTCAGTGAATCTTCCGATCTGGTTAGAAAAGAATTTAACCGATTGAAATCTCGTGGTAAAGCTTACTTAAGACAACTCGCTCCCGTAGGGGATATGGTAGGTTTGAGCAAGCTTACCGATAAACTCAATGACTGGGGTAAAGAAGATTACGACAATGATACCTACGGTCAAAGTAATATAGATAAACAGCGTGAACGCGAAGACAGTATTCAGGCTTCTTTAGGCGAACTCTTCTCCATACAAAACCGTATGGCGGAACATCGTTCTAAAATTGCAGAAGCCAAAGAAAATCAAAAAGAAGCGGTAGAGACTGTTCGTTTCGAAGGACAGATTAAAGCCTTAGCTTCCATTGATTCTTCTTTAAGAAATCAAGTTTCTTTCCAAAACAAGAATACGTTTAACTACTATCGTAAATCGATAGAAATTCAATTGCGTAAGTATCACCTCTTAAGTGATATTTACAATACGCAAACACGCACCTCTGAAGCTTTAATCCAAACCTTAAACGAAATCAAACTCAATACGGGCTTACCTGAATTTGTTAAAATGAGAAATTCAGAAGCTGCTAAAGAAATGATGCGTTCTAAGGCATTAGAAGGAATGCATAAAGGCATCTTTGGTAATGGTGACTTTATTACCAAACTAACTGAAAACTTAGTAGGTAGTGTTCGTAACGCAATTGGTAGCTTTACAGACTTTACCGATTTGCTAGACCCAATGGTCGAACAAGGTATTTCTGCAATCGTAGATGATGACCCATTGGGTCGTGATGCGTTACATTCTGGTGTCGCTAATGTCTCTCCTACCTTATTTGGTTTCTTAGGTAAGAAGATATTAGAGAAATCCAATAAAACGAAGTTTGGTCGCAAAGTCTATAAGAATGCTCAACGTCTAAAAGCCTTTAATGATAACTTAGGCGAAAACGTGATGAGCATGTTCAAGTCTGGTAAGATCCATCAGTTCGGACGTAAGCTTGATAAAGAAGGTACCTTATCCGATGCAGTAGTAGACTTCATGCAACAATTGGTTTATCAGTCTGTCAACCAAAGACAGGGTGCTCAATTAGACATAGAAGGTTACGACAATTACGGCGACCAATTAGGACGGGATCAACTCTCCTCTAAAGCACAACGTGTCGTGATTCCAGGATACTTAGCTCGTATCTTGAGAGAATTAACCATTATCCGTACCGGACAAGATGCTCCACTACTCGAGTATAACTATCGTACCAATAAGTTTACTTCTTCCGATAGTCTTACTAAGGACATCTTAAAAGCAGCAGTGGGACAAAAGAATGTTCATTCTATTCGTAACCTTGGTACCAATGCCATGCAAACTGCCGGCTTGTTCCAAACGAATAAGTTAACCGGACAAAGAGAATTAACCGATGGGTTTACGAATAACGATATGCTTGCTATTGGTAATGTCTTAGTCAATGCAGCTTCGAATAACATTGCTGTGGACGCTAAGTTCTTATCCAATCCTAATTCTTTCAAAGAAGCGATTGGTGCAGAGAAAGCAGAAACCCTAGCCGCTCGTTATCGTAAGATTTCTCGTGAAGACAAAAAAGAAAACAAACAAAACCGAGTACGTGGTTTCTTTGGCTACGAAAAAGACCGTTTAGGTTCTTTAGGTGGCAGTGCGAAAAACGTATTGAAATCCATGGGTATTCCTGAGAGTACTTTACAAGCCATTGTCAATGCAGGACATGGTGGTAAACTCAGACAGATTGGTTTGATTGATGGCATGGGTAATGTTAATACCAATAAGTTAATTGAATTATCCCAATCCATTGATAACTACGATGACTTCTTAGAAGTGATTGGTATTGATGATGAAGTAGGTTCTCTAAAGAGAAAACGCTCTAAAGGCATGAAAGGTCCTAAAGGTCCTACGGGTACGTCCTCTTATCAAGTAGGTGACAAGGTCATTATCCCTGGGATTACACCTAATCGTCCTCAAGACATGGTTTCTTCTCAACAAGGTTTAGCGGCTTATTTAGCAGATTCTAACGATACCCCTTACTTAGAAATCATCTCTCATCAACTTTCTTCTTTAAACGAAACGCTATCAGGCTCTACAGGTTATATCCCAGAACCTAGAGAATCTGCATTCTCATCTGGCTTATCGAAAGCATTTGCTTGGACGAAGAAATTCTCTTCTAAGTGGTATGGTAAAGCAGCAGATCGTTTCCATCAAGAATGGGAAGGTGAGAGAGGTCAATACATCCGTGATAAAGCCCATGAGTTTGGTGTAAGAGGCAAAGCTGCCAAACGTAAGTTTGATCGTAAGACAGCTTCTGCTATTAACAAGATTAAAGCCAAAGGCAAAGAGATTGGTGACTTATACCACAATGATTATCAAGAGCCTATTTTAAAAGCTCGTGATTTCATTAAAGGTAAATACCGAGATGCTGAAGGTAAAGTGATTGAAAGTATTTCTGACATCAAAGGACACGTGTTCGATGAAGAAGGAAATGTAATCGTTACTAAAGAGGATTTACTCAATACCTTCTATTACGATCCTAAAGGTAAAATTCTAGAATCCAAACACATTAAGTCTTTAATGGATGGATTTGAAGATCAAAAAGGTAAAGCGAAATCTCGTTGGGAAAGAGCGAAAGAAGGATTTAGTAATAAGCGAGAAGAATACTCATCTCGTTTTAGATCATTCTTAAATACCGCTAAATCCGACTTAATGGGATTTTCTCGTAACTTAAACTTACCTGAACCTACAACAGAACAAGACCATTATTTACACACCATTGCTCGAAATACGGCTTCTACTAATGACCTCTTGATGGAAATGTCATTGAAGTTAGAAAACATGCAAATGATGGCAATCAATCAATTCGCTATGGGTGATAACCTACCAGAAGAATTGCGTCCTCGCTTCATGCAAAGAGTGAAAAACCTCTTTAACCGAAATCGTACGTTCCATTTACCGAATCAGCAAAAACACATTGCTCAACGTATTTGGGAGTTTGGTGGTTGGTTAGGCGGTTCTACTGCTACCATGGCGATGTCCATGACCCGTGCCGCAGGTAATCTATTAGGTAAAGGTTTAAGAACAGGTGTATCTTCTACTGCTAGTATCTTAGGCTTAGGCATGGATATGGGTTCTGACTTCCTGGGTTCTTTAAAAGGTAAAGCTAAGGTTACCTCCAATCGTGCTAAAGACTTAGCCGATGCTAATAAACATAAAGTCTTAGACGTTTATCGTAAAGGCGATAAAGAACCATTGATTCGTGCCAGTGAAATGAAGAAAGGTAATTACTACGACGAAGATGGTAATCCCGTAAAACAATTCATCGATGTAAAAGGTGACCTTTACGATATTGATGGTAACTTAGTCTGCTCTTACGATGACTTTAAAAATGGTTATGTAAAAGATGGTGGAACGTATAAGATCGTGAAAGCCTTTAACTGGTTTAGAGACTATACTTCCAATTTAGCCATTACCGCAGGTAAATGGGGTTTCCATGGTTTAACACTCCCTATTAAAATTGCCAAAGCTGGTTTCTCTGCTGTTCATGGTGTATTGCGTCGTCAATTGAAGATGCAAATTAAAGACATCTACGTAAAAGGTTATCCAGATAAACCGGTTATCTTAGCACGTGATTTACGACAAGGCAAATGTTTCGATAAAGAAACTGGAAAAGTCATTCATGACATTTCTCAAATCTCAGGTCCAGTCGTAGACAGTGAAGGTAATGAAATCTTAACCAAAGAAGATTTACGTTTAGGTTTGGTAGATTCTCATGGTAAAGAATTTACAGACCACTATCGTAACTTCTCCGGTACCAAACAATGGTTGATTGCAAAATCTGTAGGAGTCGGTTTAGACATTGCTAAAGGCTCTGTAAAACTAGGTATTGCTGGTATTAGAATGGGTGTGAACATGGGGAAAGCCATGTACAACTCAGCCAAAGCATTCTTAGGCTTAGGATTTAAAGCAGGGACTAAAGGTTTACGCTTAATGGGTGGGGCTTATAACTCCATCTACGATAAGTTAACGGGTAAGATTAAAGATCCTGCTGATGCACTCTATGCTGGTCTCTCCATGACCAATGAAACCAACCAATACCTCTATGCCATCCATACGCTCTTAGATCAACGAATGCCTTTACCGAACAGTAGAACATTTGGTGATGTTGATGGCGATGGTCTTCGTGAGAATGGTATTGCCGATATTCGTCAACGTAATCGATTAGCGAAACTCAAAGCCGCAGAAGAGAAAGCACTAGCTAAGCGTGATGAACGTTTAGCAAACATGATTGGTGACAGAATCAAAGGCAAAGGTAAGAAACCTACTAAGGAAGAAGAGAAAGAAGAAGACAGTATCTTCGAGAACCTCTTAGAAGGTTTAACCGAAGGTATTGGCATGAAGATTCTTGGTGCCTTAGGATTAGGTAGTCTGTTTGGTAGTGGGGACGATGGCGGTTCTGCTGCTGATTACTTACCTGATGGAGTTGACGGTAAAGAAAAAGGTAAACCTGGACGTAAACCTAAATCTCGTGCAGCGAGAATGCGCCAAGCCATGAGTCAGAAGTTTAGACGCTCTAAAGCCGGTAAAGCATTAAATGCTGCTAAGTTAGGTATCTTTGCCAAAGGTCAACAAGCATTATCTGCTGGACGCTCTGTTATGGCACCTGTAGCCAGAGGCGCAGGCATGGGTTTAGGAATGTTGAAATCTGGTGCAGGTAAAGGTCTGGCTCTAGCTGGAAAAGGTTTATCTGTAGCTGGTAAAGCGATTCCTTACTTGGGTGCGGGTTATGCTGCTTACTCTGGTATTGAAAACTTATCCGAAGGTAACTATGGTGCTGCCGCAATGGACCTAGGATTAGGTGCAGTGAGTGTCTTAGGGGTAGGTGGTACCTTATCTGCTCTAGGCTCTGTAGGAGGCGCTGTAGCCGCCGCAGGGGCTGCTCTACTACCTTATGCCTTAGCTGCCGCTGGCGTCGCTCTAGCAGGCTATGTAGCCTATAAAGGTGCACGTAAACTCTACGACATGTACAAAGCAGGTAAAGTAGGTGACTTAGAAAAAGCACGTTTAATGCTTTACGGTTTTGATCATGAAAAAGATGATGACTGGACAGAGAAGATCCTGAAGTTTGAACGTTATGCAATGGATGCGATTGTAACGGGTCCAAATGGCTTTACTTTAGATCCTAAGAAGATGGATCCAGAAGTCGTGTACGATTTCTTTGGATTTAAAGAGAACGATGTGATGCAATCCCAAAAATGGGTGATCTGGTTTAATCAACGATTCATTCCTGCGTTTAGTAAATCATTAAACGTATTGAAACAAATCAATCCGAAGTATACCATTGAAAACTCTTACGATCTAGAAGGTGAAAATGCCACTAAATACTTAAATGCCATTAAACCTGCACCGAATGAATACAATGCCATGTATTCTCCATTTAAAGATTTAGAGTCATTAGTAGTCAATGGTGCACAAGCTTTAGAATTCATCAATAAAGTATTAGAGAAGGTCTCTAAAGGCGAATCTCTAGGAAACGATGGACTCTTGAAGAGAACCGCTAAGAATGTATTTAATGCAGTCACCTTCCCAACCAGAATGACGTATAAAGCACTGAAGTTTGGTGCGGACATGCAACAGAAGATTGCGAAGACTGTATTGAAAACAGGTGATAAGTTCTTGAGCAGTAAGTTCATGTCTTACACCCCTATTGGTACACTCTATACTGGTTTTAAATCCCTATTAGGATTCAAAGGACCAGTAGTGGCGACTAATAGTAATACTGCTGTAGGTGAAGACGGTAAATACGATCCATTCCTATCGATTAAATACAAAGCGTATGGTTTAAGTAACTTGAATGATACGACTCGTATTTCAATCTTGAATCAAGTCGAGAAGATTGTAGCTGAAGACATTACTTGGAGTAGTGGTGTTGCTACTTACGCTAAGGATATTGCTGAATTAGTAGAAAGTACTTATTCACTCTTTGGCATTGATAAGAATGATAAATCAGGTATTGAAATCTTAGGTCGTTACTATAAGTATCGCTTCCTACCTATCTTTGTTAACTTAATCACTGCGACGAATAAACATTTAAATACGACGGACTTGAATAGAATTGCTAAAGCTCGTCCTGCGATTAAAATGTTAATCGTGAATGATATTGTCAATATTCCCGTGATGATGGACGAAACCAAAATGACGACTTGGGACTTCAGTCTCAGTCCATTCGGTACTGTCCTGAATACGAATAAATCGTCAATAGATGGTGATTTGGATAAGTTGAAGAAAGAGGTAGACGCTAAAGGCCAGTCGGATGCTAAAGTGAAAGCTGAAGAAGCTGCGAATCAATCTAAGTCACTAGGTGATCGCATTAGAGACTTTGGTAAAACATTGTTCAAAGCTACTCCATTTGGATTCATGGCAGACATGATGGATAAGCTATTACCTCAAGGCTTTAAAGATAAGGTAAGTGAAGTAGCTAATAGTGTCGGACAACAGGTTTCTGATGTTGCTAATCAAGCAAGTAGTTGGTTTAACAATACTTTCTTAGGTAAAGTAACTGGCACTCAAGAAGAGATGGGCTTAGCTCTCTATTCTGCATTTAGAAAATCAGGATTTTCCGATGCTCAATCTCGCGTACTGACTGCTGAAGTCGGTCGTGAAAACGCATGGCGTCCAGACATTATCTTCGGTACCCATATTGACCCTGCAAATGGCGCAACCAATGCCGGTATGATTTCTTGGCAAGGTGGTCGTGTAAAACCATTACTGGCTGCTTTACAAGCTAAGGGGTTATTACAGAACGGTAAGATGGTTCGTTCTCCAGAAGCATTACAAGCACAAACTGACTTTATCATGCAAGAAATGCGGTCTAAGTCATTTGGTGCTTCAGCATCAAATAGTGCGGCTGTAGATCGATTCCTGAATAATCCAAACATTGGTATGCAAGAAGGCATGGACTTAGTTGGTCAACACTACATTAAGTGGGCAATCAACAATCCTAAATACCGTGCTGGTGGTATTAAGAACCGAAACATGTTCTTAGATAAATTGAATCAATCTTTGGGTAAACCAGAAATTGTTCAGAAGATCAATGCCGCTAATAATACCGCAGGAGTGACAACACGAGCTGATTGGAATAATCAAGCAGGTGTAAATACCAGAGCAGACTGGAATAGAATGAACCAGTCACCTACTCAGGCACCATCTAAAGAATACATGATGGGCATGAAGGTATTTGCTAATGCTCGTCAACACGTAATGAATAATAAGTCTTTGACTGACATTCAGCGTAAGAAAGCATTATCCGATATTGATAAATCTGCTCACCAGTTCATGGAACAAAATGGACCTCGTGAAGTACAGTATAACTACGATACTTCTTACATGCCAAATACAGGTACTAAGGTAAACGCTAAGACAAAACCAGGAATGGTAGCAGCTTGGTGTACACGTAATGGTGCAAACGCCCACACGATCTTAGGTAAGAAAAAAGGCGGTAACTGCGCGGCTACAGTCGGTTTAGGTTTGTACCATGCAGGTTATCTCAAAAATCCTCGTGGTAATGGTCATGCTTATTCGTACGGACAAAAACTCTTGAACTTAGGCTGGAAAGAAGTCACTGGTCAAGCTTATCAGGTAGGTGACATTGCAGTATGTTATCCTAACCCAAGAGCAGCTTCTAGCGGTGGTCGTAAATACGGTCACGTTTCCGTCTACAATGGCTCCGTATGGTGGGCAGATATTCCATGTCATTCCCCATGTCCTTATCGTGATAGAAATACCGCAGGCTATACAGTAAAAGTATACCGTGATGGTAACTACATGAACGGTGGTACAGAAGTCGATGCTTCTCAAGGTACAGGTGGTGGCTTTGCAGGTTCTGTAGCGGCTACTGCCGGTGTAGCAAAACCAGCAGGTTTTACGACTACTGTAAACGGTAAGTTGACTAAAGAGCAAATCGAAAAAGGTAAGATGTATGCTCAATTCGGTATTACTGAATCAGGCATTTCTGCTGCTTCTAAGTTGTACAACTACACCACACCTGAAAAAGAAGCCGTCAAGTACAATTACGATACTTCAGTAACCGTATCGGATAAGACTGATGGTAAATCTAAAACAGGTAAAGCCAAGAACAAGCATGTCGATCCTAAGAAGATTGCTACTGACTCTAAGATCACCACAACAAAAGACGCTAAAGACCATGCCGGTGCAATTGCTAAATTGACTGGAACTGTAGATCCTTCTCAAGCATTTGGTAAATCAGATTCAATTGTCAATATCTTGAAAGACTCTGGACTCTCTTCTGCTTCTAAACTCTCTAGCCAATCAGATATCTCTTCAGCATTGAATGGAAATTCTGTAGATAGCAATGGCGAACCTAATGATGCATTAGCTCGTCTCCAAGCTTCAGTACGTCGACTCTTAGGTATTGGTAAAGTTGATGCCTCTTCTGTTAATGCTGCTTTAGCCTCAACACAAGACAAACGTGAAGAGATGCAAAAAGAGCAAAAAGGCACAAGCCTACTCTCTATGGCTTTGGATAAAGCTAAGAGAGCTGTAGTAGCCAATACTGATAAGAACAACTTAAAAGAATCGACTAAAGCGGCTGTAGAACAATCTAAAGCCATGAAGAACGATATCGTCTCTGTTTCTAATGAAATCTTGAAAGAGAACAAAGAACAGACTAAGTTGTTAACAGATATCTTAGCCACTTTAAGAAAAGAGAAAGTAAAAGGAAAAGACAATTCCAATAACTTTACTCATCAAGAGAGAATGGGATTTAAACAATTAGCCAATGGCTCTTCTGATTTAAAAACCCCATCTGGTTTAAGTAAACCTGTGATCAACATGTCTAAATAGACGCATTAACGAATACTCCGGACACTAGGTATAAAGCCTAGTGTCTGGGGATATTTGTTATGATTTGAATGCTCTATTTATGCTTTATTTTATTTAAGGAACTTATCCATGGCTGATAAAACAACAAACAAATTTACCGATAAGGATTGGGTAAGAGAACTCTTTGTTGTGGGACAAGACCAATTAGATGGTTTGTCTTTAGATGAACGAAACTGGTCGACCAGTGATTATAAATTTAACGATACGGGGATGGGTGGTTCGATTGTGATTAATCCATTACCACAGCCTTCTCCTTGGACAGACCCGATTACTAACCCTGTACTGATTAAGTATAACTACGATGGTATGGGTCAATATTTCTCAGAAACTTTTGATGATAATTATCGTGTCGTGACTTTCCGATTTGGTACGATGGCATTTACCTCGTTCTTAGGTTTCTTGTTTAACATGTATCACCCTGGCGCAGCAGCATTAGTGAATAAAGGTCGGGTACATGAGATTATATTCCAGATTGGTCGGATTATTGGCTTTGGTGCTTCTCTAGTCGCATGGCCCCTACACGCGATGGCTTTGTTAGGGCAAGCCGTTCAGTTTGTGACACGTAAGCCTACATCTCGCTATGCTTACTTAAAACCAGGTATGACTCAGTACTGGGGTGCTGCTCAAACCCTCCTAAACCATTTCATGGTAAACTTAGGTTTAACAGGCAATGCTAAAGAATGGAAAGATTATTCTGCTAGTGAAGCCGGTATTGAATCTTACTACAGTCTAGATAGTGAAGAACGCGAAGCAGCCGCAAAAGCTTTCCCTGACCTTTATGGTAAAAACAGCGTTCAGAGATTTATTAATGATACTCCAGGTTCTTATTTGGATATTATTGCCGTAGCTAACCGTGGACAAAGGTTAGCCATTAAAAGACGTGAAGTTGTTGAGAAATTTATTGGTGGTCGAGGTGGTAACCTATTGGGTATGTTAGAAGACATGTACCGTGGTCAGAAGAGCCATGCAGGGGCCTCTTTAGCCAGACTTTACAGTCTTTGGAAGAATGCTTCTATTTACAATCCATCTTCTGCTACAGGTGGTGTACTCGGTAGTTCTATTGGTGCCGGTCTAGGTTTAGGTGAACAAGCCCAACAACCTGCCCCTACTACAGATGAGAATGGTAATCCAGTAGAAGCACCACCTCCACCTCCTACTACACCAGAACAAACTACAGGTGAGCTAAATGCACCAAATGCAACATCTAATGATTCTGCCGATACACCTAGTGCTACTGAATTAGATGGGAATGCTAACCCAGGCCTCATGGATTATTTTAGAGCTGAAATGGAAGAAGGTAGTGCTTTCGTTTCCTTCCGTGTAGATGATACTGGTCCTGTATCAGAAACTTTCAGTAACTCTTATCGTGCTTCCGAATTAGCTGAAAAGATTAACTCAACTGCTGCTTCTGCTCGTTCTACTTACTTTAACTTAGCAGGCGGTAATATAGGCGATAGTGCAGTGGCTAATATTGTTGAGTCTGTGGTAGGTGGATTGAAATCATTAGCTGAAGGTGTCGTTACCGGTATTGGTTTAGAAGGCCTTCTGATTGCCGGTGGTGGTGGTATGGTGACTATGCCTAAGTATTGGGAATCTTCAGAAGTCACTTTACCGAAAGCGTCTTATTCCTTTACATTAACTTCACGCTATGCCAATAGACGTTCTGCTCTTCAAGATATCTACATGCCTCTAGCTTGTATCCTAGCAGGTGCTATGTCCCAAGCAGTTGGTAAACACTCTTACTCAGCACCATTCTATTGTGAATTCTACGACCGTGGTAGAATGCAGTCTCGTTTCGCAGCGATTGATTCCTTAACCATTACTCGTGGTGATGGTACTGTAGGCTTCACGCCAGAAGGTTTATTGATGTCTTGTAACGTAAGCTTTACTTTAGCAACTATGGAAGAACATGTTTCTATGCCTTTGTCTGAGAAGTTTAGCTTTACAGAATCATTGACCTCATTGTTGGGCGCTGCAATACTTAAAGACAGCGCAGCTAAAATAGCAGGTGGTGGATTAGCAACACAATTAGCTCGTGGTTTGTTCGATGACGATAACCAGCTCTTAGACTGGTTAGCAGTATTAACCGGTATGTCTTTGAATGAACAATACTATATTGGTGCTAAATTAAGACGTCGTATTCGTCAACGTCAATTGGATGTTACTGCTGCATTCTCTACTCCGACCATGGCTTCTTTCTTGTCAGAAACCACAGTCGGTTCTACGTTGTCTGCTTTGGTATTTCCATACCGTGCTGGGCGATAAACATATTGCGATCACTCCTACTCCTTTTTGGGGAGTAGGAGTAATACTTTATGTTTTAACGTACAGTTACATTGGCTTTAAAGTCAGCAGGTGATACCAACATATCGGTTCTTTGTTTACCATTCACAATAAATTCACTGTGATCTTTGGTAAACTCACTACTAAAGCTTGTCGAACCTTTCGTAAAGACTTGGTGTAATAACATCAATACTTCATTGGTTTTATCAGCATATTCGTAATGAATCAAACCTCTACCTGTTCTCCCTTTAGTATCTTCAGGATTCAGATAGAAACGATTAGCTAGAGCTGTTTTAATCAATGCTTTAAAATCAGTAGAAGCATTCATGAAGATTCTCAAATTGAAAATCTTCCTTTGGCTACCTCTATCGATCCAAAGCATTTCTCCACCTCTAAAAGCATAGATCGTTTTCATCAATTGTTCAAAAATCAAATTACGATCTTTCTCTTTATTGAATACAGCACTGAAAGTAAATTCAGAAATCATTTTCTCTACTACTTTACCTGAGATCATTTCCATTCTTTGTGGATCAGAAGCACCAATGGCATAATACATTGTGGTATAATCGCCATTTTTCGCTAAGTCGTAAATGATATTAGCAGTGACATCAGTCGCCACATCCCAAGTCATGCCATTCTTTTCACCAGAGACTAATTTCTTAAATTCAGAACCAATTTCTAAACCTAAGTTAGAGAATTCTTTAATTACTTCTGTTACAGCTTCTTTAACAGCTAATACATCCTGTACATCGACTAATTTGTAACCAGTGATGTGATAGGTTAAGTCATTCAGACCATTCAGAATGGATATGTCACCATTCTTAATCTTCTGGACTTCGCTACCGACTTTAACGACTAACTTAGCTCCTTCGATAATATCGTCGATTTTCTTAGTATCTAAACCTGCTCTACCTAAAGCAGCTTTGGCACCAGGAGCCAAACTCTCTATTGCACTTAAAAAGTCTTTCTGTTTAATGGCATTTCTAGCTGCATTCGCACTCTTCAGATATCCAGATACCTTAGAGAGCATGTCTTTACCACCACGTAACTTCTCACCCAGCTTATTTAAGTCTAGGTTTAACGTATTGGCAAACTTATAAAGACTATTTAATGTACCATTATTAAAGTCTATTAAATAGGCATCTTTCGCTGCTAAGTCATTATCTTGAGAAGAGTTATAGACCGTGGTATTTTTATTCTTCTTATCGTTAGCTGCACTCTTACTGGTAGAGGCAGTGTTCTTACCTTTAGAAGCTTTTTTAGGTGGTACAGGTTTACGTTTCACCTTTTTACTGTTTGTAGCCATAATCGTCTTTCTTAAAACTAAAAAAAAGAATAGTAATCTAAATCATACGTCTAGACTACTACTCCCTGAGGAAATCCCCAGAGAGTAGTGATATCTAGATGGTTAGTTATTCAAATCGACTAACTTCGGTTTAATGTTATTCAAGATACGTGTCATTTGTTTATCACGCATTTTGAACTTATTATCCGAATCAAAGTAGTAAGCCACGTAAGGCAACTTATTACTCATGACCATCTCCAATAGATCTGGTTTAGACATAATCGAGTAAACCAGAAATTCTTCTAAGAGATTATCTGGAATGAATTTCACCTCGTATTCATTTTCACCTGACTTGATTTGCTTGTCTACATATTCACGTAAACGAGCACCACATAAAGAACGAATGTTTTCATCTTTGTTCTTGAGCTTATACCAAGTCACAGCAGCAGAGATAGAAATGAAACTACCATAGCGAGGATGATAGAATACTCGAGTATGGTCAATGAATAAACGCTCACCTAATAGAGTAGCCGTATCATTCAGGTTAATGCGGATATGGTCAATACCGTCTTTACTTGGATCGATATTGGTCATGTCCAATGTTTGGTCGACAGACAAGTCCAGTTCACTCATCTTGATTACCCTCCTTACGAACTTGTTTCCCCAGCGAATACAGTTCGTGATTGATTTCTGCACTTTCTTCATGCAGTTTTTGTTGATCGATTAATTCTTGATTACGCACAGGACGCTCGTACTGAGTTAACCCTACACCGCCTACGTGAGCAGTATAGGATTTAATCGTGCCAGACTTACGTTGCATGGTAATGGTGATGTCTACCCATGGTAAATCCAAGATGTGGAATAGTTCACCTAAGTACTTAATACTGATGGTTTCACGAGACAGCTCTTTCAGTAATCGAGCTTTCTCTGCAGTGATCTTGTTTTGATCCAAAGTATTACCAGAATAAGTACGAAGAGCTTCTTCGATAATCTCAGTCATTTGAGAATAGATCAAAGATTCGTCTTCCATTTGTGGATAACCTTCTACACCCTTACCATCGTAGTTATCCTTAATGATACGTCGTAAGAGTAATGCCAATACCCCACCCCAAGTATTAGTAACATCTTGTATAGAACCATTCTCAGTATCCGTAATCCGACGGAATCCCTGTAGTACAGTATCTTTAGAGTTCATTCTTGATTGCCTCCTGTAAATCGTGTTCCCGAATGAAGATAAAGAGTTTTTCTAACAGTAATAAATTATACGTACTGATGAGGAAAACATCTTTATAGGAACCGATGTAATTTTCAAAATAAGTTAGATTAGAAAGTTTCGTTAAGAATTCCTTAACGGAGTTTAGATAGATGTAAACCGAATGTAATACCGATACGTCATCAGGCAGATTACTTTTGTAATACTGTCTCGGATTCTTATACGTATCGAAGATACTACATCTTACAACATCTTTAAAAGATTCATGAGGTTTAGAAGTCAAGTAGTTATTCAGATTGGTTAATTCCACCAAATCAGAAAAGCTATTATCAGAAGTAGAAATCCCATAACAACTTGTACCTAAATCCAAACCAATCTTATCGGGTAGTTTAGTGTACTTCTGATTGTCCATGAGTTTACCCACTTTCGCCATGGTCAATTCCAGATAAGTCAAATAATCCTCAATGGCTTTCTTCTTACCTTCAGTGCCATATTGTTTAGAAAGCTCACGAAAACGATTGATGGTATTTCTAGCCCATACTTCGTGTTCTTCGACTTTCTTATTGTAAGCTCTTTCTTTAAAGGATAAGAGACTTACTAATTTAGCTAGCATAGAAATGTCCTTTGTTACAGTTAGATTAGAAAAGAAACAATTATATCACCTCTGCTATCGATATGGTATAATTGTATTTGGTTTTAAGATTTCAAAAGAATAATGTAATCTCATCTTAATAGTATATTTTTGAAATAAACTAGATAAATGGTAACTATATAAGCATTATGAATAAATTATCTTTTTAACACTTATATAGGGAATTTTAAAATGAGTGCCGAACAAATGATAGAAGGAGTCGATCTTAATCAACCGATTGCCCCTCCTACTGTAGATCCGATTACACAATTTGAAGTCAAAGGTGAAGTCTCTAAGTACGACTCTCAAGGTATTCTGGATGAGAACATTAAGTTACGACAAGCGATTGTACGTGCAGCGACTTCTGACTTGAAAGCATTGATCAATGATCCTGACTTAGCAGCATTAGCACTAAAGGCTATGGATGCGAATGATAAGTCATTGATTGCTACTGCTCGCTTGAAAGTGGAAGAAGAAGGCAATGCTACGGATGCTGCTTTGGTATCTGCATTAGTAGCAGAAACACTTTCTCGTAATGAACGAAGCCGTAAAGAGAGAATGCAACAAGATGCGATTCCTCACGATCCGAATTACAAACCACAAGGTCGTGCTTTTGAATTACCTGCAGCTTCTCGTGACATTCGTGATGATGAACTCGTAACAGGTACCGTAGTCATTACCCAAGAAGAAATCATATCTACCTTAAAGATTAAAGTAGAAGATGACGAAGATGAGAAAACTGAAGAATAGTATATTCTGAAGAAGAAAAGACAGAAGAATAAATCACTCCTCTACCCAATCAAGGGTAGAGGAGTAATCTCATTATTTGCCTTTTAAAAAGCCTTCTGCTGTTGCGATAGCAGAATTCAGGGCAGTCGTAATGATTTCTGCATTGTATACACAAACAGAGAATGCTTCGACAATTTCAGCAATCTTAGTCGTCGCATTAGCAATCTTAGCGATCATGGGTTTAGAATAACCTTCACTTACCATTCCAGTCAAATCACGAACATACTGAACAGCAGTATCGACTTCATTCAACAATTTCTTACGATCAATACTGTTGATCAAATCACTGTTGTCTTCAGCCAATTTCACCACTGCGTAAATGTCAATACCAGAACTAAAGACATCACCATACTTCGCTACCGCATTAAAGTCATTCGGTTTCTTCATGGTACTTAATGTTTTCAATTCTTTATTGATCAAGTCTGCTTGACGAATATAGTTCATGTCAGAGAACAATGTAGAATCCGTTAACCCTTTATCGGTAGAAATCACTCGACCAATATCAATACGCAATTGAGCGACTTGACTGATCACATCTTTCAAGGATTTACTCACTTCGAAAGATTGACGAATATAGGTTTCGTAATCCACAGCCATGCCTGGTGGAACATCGACATCCAAATCCAGCATGGCGGCATAATTACGACTCAATTTATTTTTATCCAATCGATTCAAACGGGCAGTATCCAACATAAGCGTTTTACTGTTTACTTTATCAAAAGAGAATAATGATTGTGCCGTTAGGCGCAAAGTATTGAATGTTTTGTTAAAGAGTTCAGTAACCGCACCAAACATACCTTCATGAGACACATCCAAAGACTTAATCTTTTCTATGTCAGCCTGTAGTTGTTCGACGGATACCATCAGTGTAACATCCCACTTTGACGTGATGGAATATTTATTTTGAATAGACATAAACTTACTTTTCCTTTTATGAATTCTAATAGACTAAATCTTTTTGAAACAGATATAGTTTGAACAAATACCAACTTTAACCCAATTCTCAAATACCCGAGGTAATATTAAAATGATTACTGGATTTTACCAAATGCCAGCGAAGCAATCGCCTTACTTACGAACTAATATCAACGTCGGATGTCTTATGGATATCCCAACAGGTTCTCCAGTAAAAGCACAACACGGTCGTTATATCACTAATGGCGGACATAATGGTTCTGTCATTCTTGTTGGTCCTGGTAACTCATATAAATCCGCTCTGGCTGACCACATCAATGAAGTCGCCGCATTCCGCGTCCATCGTTACGCTACAGGACAAAAATACGATACAGAGAACAATGCCTACATCCCTGGTCTTGAAGTACGCTTAAAACGCATTGTAGGTGCCTTAGCAGAAGCCGACTGGTTCCAAACAGGTCGATGGATTGTCACCGAGTCTTCTATCTATAAAGGAGACGAATGGTTTAAAATGGCTAAGGAATGGATGTACGGTAAAAAGAAACAAGGTGCATCCATTAAGATTGAAATTCCTGCTCTAGACAGAGAAGGAAAACCCATGAAGATCATGTTGCCTACTTTTATTACTTTAGACTCTTTGTCTAAGTTTGAAGTAGAAGCCGTACAAGAACTTCGTGATAAAACAGACTTAGGTGATGCTAAGCAAAACATGATTGCCATGAACTCAGGTAAGTTCAAGAAAAACATGATTGATGAATTACCTGATTTGTTAGTAGGGACTAATACTTACTTAACAGGTACTGTGCATTATGGTGAATTGAAACAGATGGATCCTTACGCTCCAGTACACAAACCACTACAACACGTAGACAATGGTCGTAAGATGAAAGGCGTACCTGAAAACATTACTTTCTTGTCTACTTGCATGTGGGGTATTAAAGCCGTAGCAAAACTCCACAATAAAGCCGATCGTAATGTCATGGAGTATCCATTAAAGAATGCTGCTAATGACAACAACGTCGATGACTTGAACGTCGTCTCTATGCAACAATGGCGTTGTAAGACTGGTCCTTCTGGTTACACATTGAATATCGTAGTTTCTCAAAAGTACGGTGTATTAGAAGAGTTGACGAATTTCCATTTCTTACGTACACATGGTAACTATGGTTTACATGGTGAGATTACCCAAACCGGTAACTTTAAAGATGTGTCTTGTATTCTCTATCCAGAACAAAAACTGACTCGAACCACTGTACGTACTTTAATGGATGAAGATCGTCGTTTAGCCCGTGCGATTCAAATCTGTGCAGATATGCTCCAAATGTCTGTCCATTGGTCTACCCATTTGCGCTCTATTGATAATCGTCTCTTAGAACTCACTCCGACTACGCTATACGAGAAAATCAAAATGGAAGGCTATGATTGGAACATGATTCTGGATACTCGTTACTTCTGGAGTGCGGACGATGAAAACCATGACCAATTAGAACTCTCTACCATTGACATTATGCGTATGGCTTTAGGTACTTATCATCCTTACTGGTTAGAAGCGGATAAGAAAACCATTAAAAAGAAATATGCGAAAACTTCTAAAGTAGAAGATTCCATGATTGACAATGGTGAGAAACCTAAGAAATAAAGTTTTATAGGTAGGAGGTCATTCTAGATCCTGATTTCCTCACCCCTTTTCTATCAACCTTAATATTAAGGAAATTTATTAAAATGACTCAAGAACAAATTACTGAAGCTACGACTCCCGTAGCTGAAGAAGAAGAAGTATTACAAGAAGTACCTGTAGAAGAAGTAACTGAAGCTACTGCTCCTGTAGCTGAAGATGAAACAGTAGGTAATCAAACGGGTATTCAAGACAAGTCTTTTGAAGCTTTGATTACTGACCCTAACTTCATTCTGCAAGACTTCCGTGGTTTGTGTGAAAAACATGGTATTGGTTTTGTAGACCTCATGAACGATATGGGATTCAGTGCTGCTACTCTGAAAGCTTTGTTGGTGAATAAACCCATTACTGAACAAATCTTTGTACTGGCACGTGAACTCTCTATCATCATTTTCAAAATGGGTACAGACAGTGAACCTGTAGTGAATACTCTGGATGTACGTACGACTTTAGGTAACGTAGGTGATTCTAAAGAATTCTTAGAACTCTTGGATACCTTTATCTTCCCTTACATGGCAGAATACGTGAAGAATGGTAATCTGGATCCTAACTGGATTCTTCCTGAAGATCCATCTCGCGAATTGCAGCAAATGGTTTCTGAACAAATCAGTATTAACCAAGAAATGGAGAATGCTGTGAAAGAAGCTGATGTACGTATGGGTGAATTGAAAGAATTGGAAGAAGCAGTAGAACTCACTCAAGGCGAAACAGTTGTAGCAGTCGTTTCTGAAGAAGAATTGAAAGAAGCTTTGGAACATGCTACACCTACTGGTGATTTGGAAGTTTCTGATACTACTGAGGTAGAACCTACCGAAGAAGAGGTAACAGAAGAAGTAGTAGATTCTACTGATCCTGTAGATACACCTGCTGAAGAAGAGGCTACTGAGACAGAATCTGTCGAAGAAGTCTATCATGCTGGCTGTGGTGGACCTGTATAAAACTGAACAGTAAAACATAAAGCATAGTGCTCTCCTCTCCCGATGAAGGAGAGGAGAGCATTGTTCTATGTTCTAGAAGTTTTAGAAAGTAATATTGTTCGTACGCAATAATTCTTTTAACCGAAGAATCTCATTGTATTGTTCAATGACTTTTCGTTCAGCTAAACCTAATTTATCCGTCAATACTTTCTTCGCTTCAGTTGCTTCAGTGAGTTGCACTAAAGTAGACTTGTTGTCTTTCATTCTTTGCTTACGGGCTTTTTCTAATCGATCATGAGAAGTATTATCCACAATCATGATTTCAGATAAAGCCATGGTCTCTGCTTGTACATTGACCCCTAACATGGAATCCGCTAATTCTTCAAACTTCTGAATCAAAGGATCCACATTCGTATTTAAAGGCATTGCCCCTAAACGTAAACCAATACCGATTGAGCAATAGTTTACCCCAGTACCAATAGGATAGGATACTAAGTAATGCAAAGGAAAGGAATAGACTTGTCCACTGTCTGTTCTTAAGAAGATAATTCGACCACCTTCATCCGAATGCTTCTGATAATCTTCTTTAGAAAGATTGTGTTTCTGATAGTAGGTAACGAATGGATCAATACCCATGGAAAACAGTTGACCATAGTTGGTAATGGCTGTACATTCCAATGTGGTATTTAAAGGCAAGTAGGATTGAAAAGGCGTTTTCAATTCCCACAAACCACGTGAACCTACTGTAGGGTTACTTAATGCCATTTAATCATTTCCTTATTTATTTAAGAAGTTGTATTTAGCAGCAATCAAGTAGTGGAAGTCTTTGTACTTCATGACTAAGAATAATTTATTGTTACGTGTCGTACGGGTAAAGATTTTCTCACCATTGATGATTTCTCCACCTGGCAAAGTGATTTTCTCACGAGGTAAAGAAGAAGTCGGTGTCATGGTTTCAGCGACTTGTAACATATCCTGAATCTTCAAAGAGAATGCTTGAGTGTTGGCTGATTGATAACCAAAGTCAGTAGAAGTCGATGGTACATCAATAAAGTCAGGAAAGACTTCTTGTAACTTAAACTTATTCTCTTTATTTTCTTGAGAACCACACACCAATGCTGCAACAGCACGATAGTACAGAGAGACTGCTTGAATATTCGCAGCAATGTGACTTTCACTCATCTCATTCATGAAAGGTGTGCCATACTTCGCAATAGCAGTTGACAAAGTAACAAATGGAGAGTACAATGAAGCTTGCTCACGTACTTTGTTTTCATTGGATAAGTTATCCCATTGAGGCACAATGATGAATTCATTGCGCTTAAAAATGTCAGGGAAGACTTTCTTCCATTCGTCACGAGAATGGGTAGAGTTCTTCAAGATAGCAGCTTGAATCGCATCTTTTACTGCATCAATAGAATCACCTGCGTCACCCCAAATTAAAACATACCAGTTGGTATCTAATTCAGGATTGTTTTTAACAGGATGATACCATTTAAAGATATCCAATCTAAAGATAGTAACAGGGGAGTGTGCTTTCTTAGAGTTAGCAATACGAGTCAACACATCCACAGGACGTTTTGCTAATTCTTTTTCGACTTCAATACGAGAAGAGAAGAAGACATCAATATTCTCTACAGGGGCAATAATGTCAATTTCGTATTCATCGTATTCAGAACGGAAAGAAGCATCTGAAAACCATACCCAGAATTCATTGTCTTCTAAGTCTTTAAAACGAACCCATTGAACGCAGTAGTAGCTCGTATCATTAACGACTTCGCCTAATTCAAATTTTTGAGCACGCGCACCAAAGGTATTTAAGAGATCACGTTTCAGTTCATCGACATAAATCTCACGAGCACCTTTTAAGACATATTCGTAAATGTGTTTACTGATGTCTAAAGCTAGATCTCGATCCGCACTATTGATCTCAATATTGCGTTCGTTCTCCATAGTACTGAAAACATTCAACATGATGTTCTTGTCAGTATTGTGTGAATAGAGTCGTACGTCTTTTTCGTATGTTCTGCTTTCAGTAGACAGTTCGCCGAAAGTGTGTACGACTAGGTTCTCATTCGAAGTAAAAAACGAATGAGTGGCAAATGCCTTGAGTGATCTTGCCATTTTGTAATACCTTTAAAATTTTATAAAATATATAAATGGGGTAAACCAATTATGTTTAGAACAATAATTGATTTTCTATGGGAATGGATAGTCGGCAAGGAAGTAAAGCCAGGTCAGGCTATCCGTCATCATAAAACTCGACTATTATTCTTTGTAGTATTGGTGCTGTCTTTAGCTTATAACGTCAAAATCACTGATCGATTCAATTCGTACTACGAAGCATTCGAGGAATTGAAGAGTCGTTATAGCTTGCAAAAAGGGAAAATTAAATCATTAGAAGAGGCCAACCAAAAGCTGATTGAATCAGTCAACCTATTAACAAATGGTAAGCCTCTCGAGTGTGTACCAGAAGCTAATAAGAATGTAGTCGTACCGCCTACTCTGTTAGGCATTAAACCACTGCCTCCTCAAGAGACAAAACATTAATTCAAATTCTTCCTAATGAGGGAATCTATGAAAATGGATTCCCTTGTTATTTTTTGGAAAGAATAAGAATGAATTATACTGGATTAGTCGTCTACTGTGACGGTGGTACCTTTAGAAAGAATCCTGGTTCTTACGGACGAGGATTACATTGGTATACTTACGATACCAATACCATTCAGAGAAAGTTTCCAATAGGAAACATCAACCCTACAACCAAAGGATATGCCACTAAAGATATCCCTACTGAACCCTTTCCTACTTTCAGTAGTAAAGAAGCCTTTATAGAAGCGGTAAAATCAGATAAGACTTATCTCGTCAATGTCACTTCTATTAAAGAACACGCTCAAGGATATCCGGATATCCAATCCAACAATGCAGCAGAACTGCAAGCCATGGTTCGGGCATTTGAAGTCGTTTTAGAAACCAAAGCAGACATTACCTTAATCTACAGCGATTCTCAATATGTCTTAAGAGCCATTGGTAGTTTAGATAAACTGCACAAATTTCAATTCTGTAATCCCAATACAGGCACTCCCCTTTCTAACCAACACATCTTAAAAGAACTCTATCACTTACAAACTTTAATCAATGAAGCCAATCTGAAGTACATGGCAAAATGGATTAAAGGACATGGCGATGCAAAGAATGACGATAGAACACAATCTTCGATTCCGAATCTCTTTGCCGATGAAATGGCCTCCATTGCGGCTTCACTCTCTAATAACTTATTTTATTTAAGTGAAGACAATGACCGTCATGAACGGGAAGTTACTTTTGATGATTTAGCCAATGAAAGAAAGCCTAAGAAAATACATCCTTTCTTAAATAATAAAAGAATGTATTTAGGGTTTACACCACGTAAAAATAAAGAGGTATTTTTCGTAGGGAATCCTGGTGACATTAATCAGGATAAGAAAATTGAAAGACAAATCGTTATTGACAGTAAAACCAAAGAAGAAGTCGTCATTAAACGAAAGGTAAACGTACCCATTGACATTTACACTGGCAAGATGATTGCGGATGCTCAAGTAGGTGTCGTGGTCGTAGAGGGTGGGGACCCCATCGTAAACCTCATTGAAGGAGTTCAAGAGAAATGGATTATGCAGCACTATGCACACCCAGAGATGATGTATTGTCTTTACATGAATACTGTATCGGACAGTAAAACATACGCTAATCTCTTAAAGCATAAAGAGCTATGGATTTCTCGTAGTTTCGGAACACCCAATCTAGAAACAGTAGATGGAAAAGTGTTGACGTATATTAACGATCCTGTATATTTGGCGATTCGTAATTTCGATAACTTTGAACAACTCTATTTACAATTAGAGTATTATCGTTCGAAGCATATCGCTATACGCGAAATGGATATCACAGAACTTCTATATGATACACACGAGTGTTCCGTTAATAAAGACTTCAGAGGAGACCAGAAAGAGAGAGCTATACTAGGTAAAAGCCTGAAGAAAGAAATTGGAAGTGATTTTAAATCATTGACATTAGAAGCCGAATTTGGTGAAGAAAATACAGTGAAAAGAAAAATCACTTTAACCACAGGTGTGGACTTATTGAGTCGAAATCAATTGAAAAGTATTGAGACTGAACATCCTTCTGTGAAATTACTTTCTTGGCATCATTCTGGTAATCTTTACTCCTTTGCAGTTTTTATAGAAACACACAAGAAAACAGAAAACGGTTTACAAACTAAAGATTATGGTATTTGGCGAGGTGTTTACTCTTCGCAAATCCTGATCGAATAATTTGGTTATTTTTTTTAATTTTGTTTTTTTCTATAAAAAGGTTATGGATTATGAAAACTCTGTTTGCTTTTCTAACCTATCTTTTACCAGATAGAATGATAAGAACTCTGTTTTTATCGTCCCTTTATCGTCAGCTATTCAAAGTTCGTACTTTAGACCATGGTGTGTATCATCGCGTGAACAAAATCTTGAATATTTGTGAACGTGACCATGCATTGGGTATAGGTATGGAGTTAAGTAAGTCTTTTTGGAATGGTGAAGAACTCAAAAACATTGGGACTGAATTGACGAAGAATGGACGATATGTTCTGACCGAAAAAGCGAAGAAAGAAATGGTAGACGATATTTTAGCAAAAACACCTTCTTGGTTGAGATACAGCTTATCCAGCATGAAAGAAGATATCGGTAAGATGTTAGACAACTATTTCCGCTTATCCAACGCTTAACACAATAAAACTGTAAGTATACTCCCCTATCCTCACGAGGGATAGGGGAGTAGTACTTTCTGTCTGTATATTATTCTGGTACATCGGTGAGATTGCCATCACCTTGTTCACGATGTCGGTGAGTAGAGTAAGCAATACCATTTACAATGACATCACCTCTAACCTTCATCACACCTTGCATTTCCATACCGCTACCATAGCTACCAGGTTGACCAAAGATACCACCCGTAATGCCATAGTTACCTTCGTGAGCATGTGTAGGGGCCATGGTATTCCATCCTGATTTATACTCACCATGCTTACGAGTCGATTCTTCAGAAATGTTATTACCTGCTTTAATGCTTACATTGGAGTCAGCTTGAGTAGATATATTATCGCACCCAATATTAATATTGCGCTTATTAATCTCGATAAAAGCCCCTTCAGCAGTTTGTAAGCGAACAATGCTATTAGCAGAATCAATAAAGAAGAAGTTCCCAATGTCATCTTTAATATCCACCCTTCCTTCTTTGGCATCTACGCCAATGTGATAAGCCCATTTTTCACCATCTGATTTTGTGGTATTAATCAATACCGCTTTCTTACGTCTGGTAGAAACCATTTGTGTCCAATCCGTATCGGGACCAGACTGTACATTCTCATCTCGTGTATTGGAAAAGCCTATTACTTTCTCTTCTAGCTTTTCAAAGTTATTGGTATTGGTCGTAGTTTCCCAATAGAAGTAATCCGTATTGGCTTTACGATAAAGTTGTACTTCCGCACCACGACGTACATCAGGAGCAGTTTTCACATTCGGATCTCGACAAATCCATTTCGCTGTAATGGTATTAGAGGTTTGTACTTTGACGACACTACGTCTACCAAAGCTATCGACAATTTCAGACTCGTAATCTTCTACTTGGTCGACTACCTCTCCGTCTACTAAAGGAAAGATAGAAGTAGGAAGTGCAGTAATAATATCCGAATTAGGATCTTTATTCACTGCCACAATCCCTAGAGAATAAGGAATAAGATTATTCAGGTTTTGCATCATTTTCTCTTTCAATTCAAATTAGTTAAGATCAATCATATTCTCTGAATAATTAACCCCTAAATAACGAGTTTATCATGAAGATTATTTCCTTAGAACTAGAGGGAGCCATTCGTTTAGAATTAAGCGGAATTAAGAATTTAAAGATTACCCCAGAAACCAGTATTACCGCCATTATTGGAAGTAATGGTAGTGGTAAGTCATCCTTACTGCATTACTTATCTCCACTACCTGCTGATAAAGCAGACTTTATCAAAACAGGTTACAAGAAAATCATTTTAGAAAAAGAAGGTGTCAAGTACGTACTGACTTCTGACTTTAAAGACAATAAACATTCTTTTGTCATTGAAGCTACTGGTGAAGAATTAAATGTAGGCGGTACCCAAACCATGCAGAACCAATTGGTACAAGACTACTTTAATTACAATAAGAATATTCACCAATTACTCACTGGTAAAGAACGCTTTACTTTAATGTCACCTGCTAAGCGTAAAGAATGGTTTACTTTACTTTGCGATACGGATTACTCTTATGGATTAAAAGTATTTGGTAAAGCCAAAGACAAACAAAGAGATGCTCAAGGTGCGATTAAAAGAATGCGTCAGCAAATCATCTCTTTAACCAATGATCAAGAAGAAGATCAATCCGATATTCCAAATAACGTTTTACAGTTAGAAGAGAAGATTGATACTTTAAGAACGATTGCACCTTTTAAGAAAGAGTATTCGGATCCTCAATTTGAATTTAATTTAAAAGAAAAGATTAAACACACCATAATAGAAATCAAAGACAGTAACCAAGATTTAAAACTCTCTAAAAAGAAAGTATTGAATCGTTGGATGACTGAAGATACTTTAGAAGACTTAACTAATCGTAAAGAAGCTTTATACGAGAAGTTAGTGAAACTGAAACAACAGTATGCCTCTAAAGTAGAAGAGTATACTGAAACAGAAAATCGTTTAGCGAACATGAAACTCTCCTCTGAAGAAGAGTTTAAATCCATTCGTGATAAACGAGATGAATTAAAACAAGAAATCCAAGAGATCATTAAAACCGATGAATCTATTCTTAATATTGATAATGCTCTATATCAAGAGAAAACTTATCAAGATAATCGAAACACGATTGATGTCATCTTAATGGCTTTATTCAATATTCAGTCTCCTCATTTATCTTCTCAATTGGTAGAAGAGACAGAAACCTTATTGAATGGTAAGAAACAACTCTTAAGTGAATCTTCCTTTCGCTTAGTGAAAATTAACGAAAGACTAGAAGCTTTTAAAGAGAAAGAGAAAGAAGCTAAGGTTTCGTGTCCCAATTGCCATCATCAGTTTCATCCTGGATTAGAGCCTGAAAAGTACAATCGATTAAAAGAGATTTTAGAGAATGAAACCAATGTAAATGTTAAGTTAACAGAAGAAGTGAATGAGCTAAATGACAAACTTAATCAGTTAAACGAAGACATGAATCTCGTAAGGCAGTTTTCTCAGCTCTGCAAGGCGTATCCTGAGCTTTTAGGAGAGATTGGTACCGAAGTACTCAAACAGAAGTACTACCTCTCACAGCCCAACTACGCGCAAGTAAAGCTACAAGACAGAATGTACAAAGTTTCTTTAAAAATCAAAGTCGATCGTTTACAAGAACAAGTAAACGAATTAGAGAAACAATTGAACAGTATTTCTTCAGTCGATGAGAAATACTACAATGAGACTAAAGAGCATTTGTCTAAATTAGAAACACTTTCTAATGCTTTACATGAAGAGATACAAGACAATCTATTAGTCTATAAAGACATCTTAAAAGCGATTGAAGACATTACACAATTTAAAAAGCATCAAGAGTCTCTTTCTAATCAATTAGAAACTTATAATGCTTTAGAATTAGAGTTAGCAGAATACTTATTGTATAAATCGGCTAATAGCGTCATCACGACTTATCGAGAAGATGTCTATCGTTTATCTAAGAAACAATCGGAAATTGAATCCAAAAGACAAACCATTCAGTTATTAGAAAAACAAGTCGATACTTTATCCAATGAATTGAGAGTATGGGATGCAGTATTAGACGCTCTGAATCCTACAGATGGTTTAATTGCTGAAGGTCTATTAGGATACATTAAAATCTTCTTAGCCAGAATGAATGGATTGATTGCTTCGATTTGGACTTATCCTTTAATCATTCATCCTTCTAAAATGTCAGAAGAATCTGAAACAGAACTCTCTTACAGATTCCCCATGACAGTAGGGATTTCAGATAAACCTAAGAATGATGTCAATCAAGGTTCAGACGGGATTTGTGAAGTAATAGACTTAGCATTTAGAATGGTAGCCATGAAAGCATTAGGATTGAAAGGTTATCCCTTATACCTAGATGAATTTGGTCGTACGTTTGATAATAAGCACAGAGAGAATGCACTACGATTAGTAGAGCGTTTATCGGAAGAGTTTATTGAAGATCAAATTTTTATGGTTTCGCATTCTTTTATGGAATATTCGGTATTAAACGATGTAGCATTCTGTGTATTATCAGAAGACAACATTGTGTTACCACCTAAGAATATCAATCAAGGTGTCGTGATTACACGACACTAATTTTTTTAAGGAGTAGAACATGTCTCAAGAAACAAGCATGACTCAGGAAAATATTCAAGAAGTAACCAAAGAAGAAGCAGAATATCGAGAACTGCAAGAACATTTGGATATCATTAAAGCACTAACAGATCGAGCACGTAAAGATCTGATCGATTGCATTAAGACGATTGCTTCTCGTGATAAAGAAGCGTTGACTGAAGCTGCTAAAAGCTTAGCTAAGAACTTGTTGGCTGTAGAACAGTATTCAGGTAACTTAGCTAAAGAATTGGTAACTGAACGAATCATCAGTTCTTCTTTGGTAAAAGCTTTGGATAACTTGACTAAACCTCAAGAAGAAGCAGAAGTACCTGAAGTGCCTAAAGCTAAGTCTATTAACATCATTCATCCTGATGCAGATGAGAATGTGATTGCTCGTGGAGAGATTCCTTCAGTACAACAAGTAGATGATTTAGCATTTAAAGAAGATGAGATCGATGAAATCGTCTATGGTAATGAAGAAGCGAAAGAATCTTCTATTGATGAAAAGGTAACCGAAGCATTTGGTAAAGTAGGTACTTTGGTTAAAGACACTAAAGAGACCGATTATCAGAAATGGGTAGAAGATATCAAAGAACATCTAAAACGTGACACAGTTCGTTCTATTTTGGATCGTAAAGTTTATTTCATGGCTTCTAATCCGGTTATCAACGAAACGTCAGTTACCGATGATCCTAATCGTGTAGATATTACTCAGTACATCGAAGTAATTGATGCAGAATCTTTGAAATACATTTTGATTGAACGTCATGCTAAAGGCTTGGATATCAAAGATACCATTCTCTTCGAAGTAGATGATCAAGATGTCGTAGAAGACCATGTATTCGGTCGAGTCAATCGTCATCGCTATGTCGGTCCAGATAACAAACTGACTACCTTAGCGAAAAGCTTGATTAAGGATATTCCGAATCAACACGCATTCCATCATCCTTACATCGTCTCTTCTGCTGACTGCTAATTAACACATTCTAGACAGACGTCTACACAGTCCTATGACTGTGTAGACTATGTACTATTTTGATTAATTTTAAAAGGAATTTGTTTCATGAATCCTAAGCGAAAAGCCACCATAGAGCGATGTGTAAACTTAGTACAAAGCATGTTGCCAAAATCGAATAATGGCGAGATTACGCGTAAGTGGTTAGAATCTCTAACCGATAAAGAATTCGATGAACTCATGGTAAAGTTTGCTAATGGTGAAGAGTTCTTACAATTGATTACTCCAGTAGGGGAAGATGACTTCCGTTTAGATACCGATACGCTACAGAAAGTAGCCGATGAGAATGGAGTTAATCTTTACCATCGTATCTGGATTAAAGACGACGAAGGTGGTTATGAACTCTCTAATAAGAAATCCATGGTGATTCATCTACCGATTCGTATTCAGCAACAATTGATTGCGAAGAAAGTTTCCATTCCTAAAGACAATGACCACATTGATGTCTTTACCGGACAAGTAACTTCTAAAGAATCTAAAGCTGCTCGTCTCTCTTATCCTGAAGTCAACTCTCTATTGGCTATGGGTTTAACGAAGACGGTAGAAGAAATGATGCACTTTAGGGGTGGTTCTGAGAATGGTGTGCGTTTGATTGAACAATCCATTATGCAAATGGGTCGAGCTTCTGCGAATGCTCTTAAACCTTATACGGGTAATGTAGGTTCTACCGTAATGTTGCATTCTTACTTAACTGCCATGATGTTAAGAACCACACTCCTAACCAAAGTCGGTACGGCTTAATTATTAAAAAGGAAATTTCGTCATGTATCAAATAACACAGGAACAAGAAGAAGCATTAGACAATCTTTCTAATCAGAATGAAGAAGTCGAGAAAGTATTATTGACTTTAGAAATGATTGAAGAAGACAAAAAAGAAATTGCTCGTTTAAAGAGCCTAGAAGACGATTCTGCAGCGTTTCGTTCATTAGAATGGAAATACCTCAAAGCTTCAGCAAAACTCCTCTCGCGCTATCCTGAAGGCGTTCTAGCAAGCCATAACCAATTAGTGAAAGACGTATTGATTCGTTATGACTTAATTGCTTTCTTAAAAGTCGATATTTTACAATCTTACTTAAAACGAATTGAGAATAACCATGCTCAATATAAGCAATACTTATTGAGTCTTTATGCTTTACTAGAATTAGAAGCCAAAGATGAATTGCAGGCTTTCATGGTGAAGGTATACGACTTGCGAGATGCTCACGCAGTATTCAATACAGACAGAAGCTATTTTGCTGAAATCTTAAATGAGCATGTTTGGTTACGACTTCTTTTGGTACAGTCTTTCTTATTGGAAATGAATTGTTTTGATAAGATTGAAGCTTTAATGATTGCTAATGGACCTAAATCATGAAGCCTACCAGTAAGCCTAAGAAACATGGTTTATTGATTGATCTGGATTGTCTCTTCGATACACGATATACCATACTGAATGAAATGGATCCTGTCGCAGCAGATGACCTTTTATTGAAAGGTTATTACTTACGAGACAGAGATGAATTTCCGAATATGGTATTACCAGAATTCAGAGAGAAGTATCAAAAACGAGATGTCAATACTTTAAAGAATTCTTTACCTACTGCTCTTTTATTTAGACTAGGAGCCATTGTAGGAGATTACATTGTAGAATTCAGTAAAGAAGGAAGACTTTTGAATCCTGAATTGATTCTGAATATCTATCCTTATAAGTTGACACCTGAAGAGATCAATACCATGGTACTGTGTTTGAAAATCCATACCAACCACATGCTACCTGTAAGAGTGATCAACAATAATCCTTTATCCATTACCCCTGCTTGGTTACAGGATAATGTGACTTTCTTTTATTTGTACAATTGGTCAGAATGGATTACACAACATACCGCTACATTAGCTTCTAATCGACTAGATGATGTATGTTTGGTTGCACCTTCCATTATGCCTTTATCGATTGATGAAGGACGAGAACAAGTAAAAGAATTAGAGAAGGATTTACGAAATCAATTCTCTAGTTATGTTGAAGTAACTGAAGAGTTATCCGATATGGATTTCTTTAAAGCCACTGCTTCTTTAATTAAGTTCTTTATTGGTTTAGAGTTCTTAGAAACACGAGATTTCTGTATTGCTATTCCAGATGAGGCAGAAGTCCCTAATGTGAAGTTTGATTACGATCAATCCAGAAGCATTATTACATAAAGCGAATTCACTCTCCTCTCCTTTATCGGGAGAGGAGAGTAATGAGCTATGTTTTACAAGAATGTTAAGAGATTAAAGAAGTAAGCTTGAGGTATTCTTAATCTATTGGTAGGAATACCCGCATCATTCAGATACGTATTCTTATCTTCAATCCGATAGGAATTATAGAAGCGAACATGATATTGACAATCAGCCGTTTCTAATACGTATTTATCTACATCACGAATAGCGACGTATTCTTCAAACTTACCTAAACGAGTCATCATGGGTAAGATAGGCTTCGTATCGGTTAGATAGTTATTCGGAATATTCCTTTGTTGAGGATAAGTAATCTCTTTAAAGATTTCAGGATTGTCTAATAGAACAATAAAAGAAGTCGAGTGTTTTAAGTAATCCACAATAAAGTCATCAGAATAGATATCTCTTAAGATGACATTTCTATCGCCATAGGTTTTGTGGAAGAAGACATCCGCCATGTCCAAATCATCAGCAGAAGCATGAACCCGTTCTAACAATGGAATGTTTTTAAACTTTACTTTAATCGCACTATTGGAAATCAAAGTAAAGACATCGAAATCCAATACGTGTAAATAGCCACCTAAGACCAGCATTACAGTCTTATTAGAAACATCTTCACCAATATCAATCACACACTCTGAATAATAGCCTACTTTTTCATTAAGCTTAGAGAGCATGTCTTCTTTAATGTCAATTTGTTTTACAGAACCTAAGTTCTCAAAACTAATCGCACCAATACAATGTTTCTTTCTACGACGAATCGTTTTATAGCCATCAGTTACCCATAATCCTTTACTGTTTGCATCGGTTTGATGTAAGAAACCATTCACCGTAAACAAAACATGTTTTTGTAGATCAATGGGGTCGACACCTTCTTTAGTAATAAACAAATCATCGTAGTTAAACTTACGACTCAAGTCATCATCCGATAGCTTTCCTTTTGCTACAGGAATAACTTTAAAATGATTAGAGAGTACTTCTTGATAGATTAAACCTTTTCTACCTAGATTCACTTTTAAGTTCGTGTAGTTTAAACGAGTTTCACCAATACTCACTAACCATTCTTCAATGATTTTAGAACGATCCATATTCGGGAAGTATTCGTCTAACAATACTACACCCTTTTCTTTACTGTACTTATTCGTCATTTCTAAACGAATAGAGCTGTATTTCTTATACAAATTTTCAATAGTTTCGCCTAAAGGAATCTTCTCCCATAATGCGATTTCACCAATGACTTTGCCAATCGCTCGGTTGATCTCGTAATTCATTTTATCGATTACCTCAGTGGTTGATAGAGAATCGCAACTTAATATGACGATCGCTCTGGATATAAATTTTAAATAAAGTTTATATAATATTTAGCTAAATATTATTTTCATATTTTCAAGGAGATTAAAAGATGGCGGTACAGAATTTACCTAGCTATACTTTCGATCCACATGCCCGTGTACCGGCTAATCTCATTACCAATGAACGCCATACACTGACTCCTAAAAATGGATACACCTTCCATTACATCATTCCGGATTATGCTCCGTTTTACATTAAAGATTTAAAAGTCTATAAGAAAACCCAACAAGGTGCCAAAACATACTTAGTAGAAGGCGTAGACTTTGTCGTCGGGTACGAATTCTTACAAGCAGTAAACTCTACAGGGATTCCGGTATATGGTGCGATTTCTTTTATCAATAGAAATCTAACAGGTGACATCTACTTAGACTATCGTACAGTAGGTGGGGCTTGGACCATTAGCCAAAACAAGATTGCAGAAATCATTGCCGATCTTCAATACAACCCCATCATCACGACTTGGGAACAAGTAGCGAATATTCCCTATCAATTCCCACCGACCGCACACTCACATGATGTCAAAGACCTAACCTCTTTCTCAGACTTACTTAATGTTTTACGACGTTTGGGTGAGAACTTGAATGGAGGTGGTGGTAGTGTTAACCAACAACAAATCATTGACATTGTAGAACGTACGATTACTTCTGGTGGTAAAGCTTCGGTAGGATTGAGTAACTTACGTAACTTAGAAATCCTGCCTTTAAATAATGGCAATAACAATACCGATAACTATTACGTGACGCCTCGTGGGGTACGGGATATTATCAATGCGGTTGCCATGCCGGTGATTAACCAGCACATCAATGCTCGTGGTAACGTCCATGGACTGGTAGCAGCAGATATTGGTGCAGTCACTCAAGCCGATATTGATTCACGCTTAGCGACTAAGTTAGGTAAAGGTGAGAAAGCAGCCGATACCGTTTTGTTTGATGGTCGTAATAGTCAACAATTAAAAACATTCGTACTAGATGGTACCTCTTCTAATACTGCTAAGTTCAATGGCTTAACCTATACCGAGATGGTAGAGGATGTAAAGAATCGTTTGAATGCGATTCTCTCTGCTCAAGGTGGGGACAATGTGACGAACTTAGCTGCCCGTATGCTGCAATTAACAGCGGGCGATACCAATAAGTTCGGTAATCGTACTCCTGAACAATTTGCGACTTGGCTTTTAGCAAATAACAATATTAATGCCACCACTTTAAACGGCTTAACCAAAGACAATCTGATTAATGAAGCCCGTTCTAGTGTAAATGCGACACAATTGAATGGATTGACTTCAGCTCAATTGATTGCTCAAGCCAAACAAAACGTTGATGCAGTGTCTATTGGTGGACGTAACTTACAGCAATTGCTCTCTGATGCAAAACAAAATGTCAATGCTACTCATTTGGGTGGTTCGACTAAAGAGCAAATCATTGCTGATGCGAAGAACAATGTCAATGCTGTACAATTGGATGGTAGAACTGCTCAACAAATCATCGATGAAGCTCGACGTAATGTCAATGCAACGACCATCGGTGGTAAAACGATTGAAGCCTTTAAAGCAGAAGTCGCTCAAGGTGTTCGTGCAGCAGCAACTACGATTGGTGGCTATACCGTACAGCAAATCATTAATGAAGCAAGATCTTCTGTAAACGCAGAGAGCTTTGGTGGTTTGGATAAAGAAGCCTATAAAAACTATGTCCTCTCTGCAAACAATATTAATGCAGCGACAGTAGGTGGATTCAATAAAGACAGATTGATTGCTGAAGGTCGTAAAGCCGATACCTTAGGTGGTTTGAATAAAGATCAATTAATCGCTCAAGCTAAACAGAATGTGAATGCGGCGACTTTAGGTGGTAAGACATTGCAACAAGTGATTGCAGATGCGAAAGCAAACGTAGTCGCTACCAATGCGTCTCGCTTAGAAGGTAAAACAGTACAAGCTTTAACCAGTGAGATTACTGGTTTTGTTTCTAACGTGATGGATGATACCAAAGTCCACATGGGTAATGGTGTTAATCAACACGCTGTAGCGACTCAGAACAGTGCTAAAGTCAATGTGGTTAAGATTGGTAAAACCACAGAAGATTCTGGTTTACCTGCTGTGACTATTGATGCTGTCGATATGGGTAAGATGTTCATGTATCGTAAAGCATTAACCAATGAATCCATTAATGACTTGAAACAAACTGCTGATATTGGTATTTATTCTCAAGCTTCTGATTCTGTAGCAGGAACCAATTTAGGTTATCCTGATCGTAAAGCAGGTACACTCTTAGTATTGCCTGCGGCTTACACCGTACAACAATGTTATTTTGTTTGGAATGAAGGTGCGATCTTCTCTCGTTATGCTGAACGAAATGGGACTTGGTCTAATTGGTCACGAACCGGTGTGGATCCAAGTAAGATTTCCCATTCTATTAATGGCAATGACCAGTCTAAGATTGCTTCTGAAAAAGCAGTAGGTGATTTGAGAGCATTCTTCATTGATTCTCGTACAGGCAAAATTAAAGAAGAATTGATCCCAGCACCTAAATGGCAGTAATACTTTGAATGGCTATAGAGTAGTGGCCACTACTCTATAGCTTTTACTTTTGCATTTTTAATTAAACGTTTAATTAAGGAAGTCAACATGGCAAATCAAACTCCAAACCTTAAGGTTCGGTACGAATTTGACCAGTCGGGACGAAACCCGAATAACTTGGTGAGTAATGAACAACATACCACCACACAACGACTCAGAAAAATCATTGTACCTCATTACGGACATTTCTATAATGACTCTGTGGTATTGACAGAATTGCCTTCTGGTCGTGAAGTACCGAGAAGTGATTACTTCTTTGAAGATCCTTCAGAAGTGATTGCTTTGAAAACTGGTCTTGCTGCTTCTATGGTGATTGTCGTCACCAATAGTAAATTGGGTAATAAGTTTGCGGTTTCTTATCAAGCAGTAGGTGGTGAATTTAGCGGAGCAGATGTTAAATTACTCGCTCGTAAACTAGAAGATTTAAATCACGATAATCGCCCAGTAGAATGGGAGAACATTCGTAATAAGCCTTCTACCTTCAATCCTGCTGAACACAGACATCCTATTTATCAAACCTTTGGTTACGAAGGATTGATCTACATTATTGAACGATACATTCGTGCAGTACTGGTAGGGGATGAAGCTTCTCATGATGTCATTTGGGACGAATTGAAAAAGATTCGTCAACTGATTAACTCTACGGTTACTCCAGTCATCAATGACTTTAACAACTACAAGATTTCTCAAGAAGAAGCTTTACGTTTGTTAAGAGAAGCGATGCGTCAGTTAGACACTAAACTGACGGGTAAAGATACAGAACTCAATGACAAGCTGGAACAGCATAAACGAGCTTCTAATCCCCACAACATCACGCCTGGTTTGATTGGTGCGCCTACTAATCAACAGATGAATGACGAGATCGATGCTTTACGTCGTGAATTGAAAGCTTTGATTGCGGGTCAACACACCAAAGAACAAGTCGATCTGAAAGTTAATAACTTACAAACTGTCTTAAATCGTTTGCAAGACACGAAGTTGGATAAAACAGCTCGTGCGGCTGATACGACTTTGTTCATGGGTAAAACCTACGATGCGGTGAAAACAGAGATTTCTGATAAAGCCTTAGAAGACCATAAAGACGATTTTGTCCATATGGGTACAGGCGTCGGTCAAATCCGTCCTATCGGTACGGGTGCCAACATGACCAATGTCGTGAAGATTGGTAAAGACACAGGTAATAAGTTAGTCAAAGTGTCAGTTGATGCCGAAGACTATGGTACGATGTATAACTACCGTGGTGAATTCAATCAAGATTTGAATCGTCTCTTTAAGTTAGAACACATTGGTATTTGGAAGATTCCTGGTAATACGACGAGTGCGCCTATTACTACTGCCGGTACTTTGTTTGTCGTACCTGGTAACTTAGGCGTGATGCAAATCTACTATCCTGGTACCGATGGTAGTAACGATACTGAAAACGTTTATCGTCGATTCTCTACGAGTAGTAACATCTTTACTAACTGGAAAGGTGTAGCAGATTATCGTAGTGCCATCTCCCAAGAGAAAGCTGGTAACAGCCAAACCAAGATTGCTTCAGAGAAAGCTTTAGGGGGTGTCAATCGTGACTTAACCAATACCATTAACAATGACATTAAGAATACTTTAAAAGAGAATATCTTGAAGTATGTTGATGGTCAAACGACTTTAGATCGTCAGGCTATTAGTAAAGCATTGTTTGGTAAACCTTATAATTTAGGGATTGGTAGTGCGACAGTAGTAAACAGACAGTTTGCTAACTTGAATGTAGATAACAATCAGGTTACTCGTCGTGTGACTGAACTCTTTGGTACAGAACAACCTAAGTTAGCTCGTGAAGTCATTCCGATTTCGTCAGTAGAATCGAACATGATTCGTTGGAATAATGATGGATTGTACTATGGTAATGTACCGGATGAATTGACTAAGAATCTCTATGTAGATCCTACCAGTGGTGTCGATGAACCGATTACTGAAACCAATGGTCGTGGTACTCGAAATAAACCATTAGCGACTTTAGCCTATGCCTTAACCCAAGGTCCTGCAGGTGTGAATCGTACGATTTACTTAGCAGAAGGTAAAGACCATAAGGTCGGTCGTAAAGCGACAGCGATTAATGACAGAGGAATTACTTACGAGAATACCCCGCAAAACCATGCAGCGAATGATATTGCTTACATTCGTGGTGGTCGAGTAGTGATTGACATCTATGGTCCTCGTATTGATGCGATTTATAATGGTTTCCAATCTTCTCGCGATTATACGGATTCTGTAATTTCTGAAGATCGTACAAAAGCATTGAAAGTGAAGAACATTGATACTCGATTGACTTTCCAAGGTATTCGTCATGATGGTAGCGTATACTTACGCAATAATCCGAAGAAAGCCTTACACATGACTTGTTTAGAGTTTATTGGTGTACCTGATGTGATCTTCAAGAACTTGACTTTGGTAAACTATTCCGATGACCGCACTATAGTTAATGCAGCTATCCACGAAGACGACTATGTGGTTTCTGAAGAATCTCGATTCAATCGTTTACAAAGTGCCAATATCTCCTTCAATAACTGTTGTTTCAATACTGGCGAAGTTTACAGAAACCCTGTCCAAACATTCTATCCGGCATTCATGAAGACTTCTGAGTTCTATAAGAACTTGTCTTTCTATTCTAACCGTTTAGAAAGTGACTTTGTT